GTGCATGTGAATGGTGTGCGGGATACAGGCACATTTCACACCAAGGCCGAAGCGCAGGCTTGGGCGGCGAAGCGTGAGACCGAGATCCGCTCGCTAGCAGATGGGCATGGTAGCAAGACGCACACAGTCGGAGATGTGCTCGACACTTACCAAAAAGATGTCAGCCCGAAGAAGCGCGGCAGCCGATGGGAAATCATCCGGCTTGAACTGATTGGCCGAAAGGATATCGAGGGTAATCCATTCCGCGAAATCCGCCTCGCCGATCTCAAGCCCCACCACATCGCCGCATGGCGCGACGCGCGCGAGCGCGAGGTATCCGGATCATCTGTATCTCGGGAGATGTCGCTGCTGTCGCACGCGTTCAAAGTTGCCCGCGAGGAATGGGGTTGGATCACGACTGACCCGATGAAGAATGTGACCAGACCGGCGGAAGGTCCGCCGCGTGAGCGCAGGATTTCCGACGCCGAGATCGCGGCCATTATCCAATCTCTTGGGTTCATCGAAGGGCAACCGGTGGCGCTGCCGATCCAAAGAGTGGCTGTGGCCTTCTTGTTTGCTATCGAGACGGCTATGCGGTCTGGCGAAATCCTGGGGTTGACCAGTATGACCGTCGACAAGGAAAAGCAGGTCGCACACCTTCCCCTCACGAAGAACGGCGGTGCGCGCGACGTGCCGCTGTCAGTGCGCGCGGTCGAGTTGCTCGGCATGTTGCCTACTGTCGAGCCCGGTAAGCCCCTCTTTGATCTTGCCGACTTCAGTCGTGACGTGCTGTTTCGAAAGGGTCGTGACAGATCAGGAATCAAGGATCTGACGTTCCATGACACGCGCCATGAGGCCATCACGCGGCTGGCAATGAAGCTCCAGCCGCTGGACCTGGCCCGAATGACCGGGCACACAAATCTCTCCGAACTGCTGACCTACTACAATGCCACCGCCTCCGATATTGCGAAGCGGCTGGGCTAGACTGCCTTGCGTGGGCGGCCAACTGTCTTCTCACGATGTGATTCGGTCCATGCGATCACCTCGGAGGCTTTCCACCGCGGGTGCGCCGTTGCCTTGCTGCCAGCAGATACCGGAAGGCGGATAGGCGCCGGGAAACCCGGGAGGCAAACGATGCGCTCGCGCACTACTTGCGCCGGCCGCTGAAGGTACGCTGCGATCGCTTCGGTGCTCCACAACTGCACGTTGAATGGCACGCTCGGCTGTACACGCTCCGCGACGGCGGCAGCTAAACGCTCAATCAAATCAACTTCGCTCATTTTCCTCTCCGATCCGCCGTGCTTGGCGGAATGCTGCAGACCCGGAGAACCCCAATTTCTGAATGCTTTGCGCCTACGCGATGGCGGCCTCGGTCTTTGCCGGGCTGGTTGCCATTGCTGCGATTTCAGGTGGCACGTCGAAGAAACCCAGTCGGCCAGTTAGCGGCACGAATGGCAGATCGCGCGCCCAGATCAGGCGGAAGCCCCAGCAGTCCGGCATGTGCCACGGCGAACCGCTGGCGCGCGTGCAGTCGGTGATGACGGCCGCACCAACGATGCCACCGCGCGCCAGCGCATCGAAGCGTGGGAAGATGATGAGCGGGTCGATGCCCTCGGCCATCTGCCGTGCTGCGTCGTATTCGGCTCGAGTCATGCCCTTGCTGGCGCGGATCAGCATCGGTCCGCGGTACGTGGTGCGCCACGTCCGATTCTCGATGTCCTTGTGGCCGTTGACGATGAGCCAGGCCCAAGGCTGACGGATGGAGATGGCTTTCACGCTGCCATCTCCGGGAATCCATCGTGCTGCGCGCCGTCGAGCAGGCGGCCGGCGTACTTGCGCGCGCGGCTCCGAGATTGATTCAGTTCGATCATGGCCTCCCTCATCTCCCGCATCCGCGCGATAGGGTCGTAGTCAGGGCTGAACCAGGGGAACGGATCTTCTTCTCGGGCAAATTGCGCGTGCTCCCATAGCTCCATGGCCAGCAGCGCATGTTCTTGCTTGAGAAGGAGGTAGGGGTAGAGGGCTTCGATCACCGCCATTGCGGCGGCGCCCTGTCGTTGCCATTGATACTGCGGCCGATGCTTCGGGTTCTTGGGCATATGGCAGGACACCGTGCCGCCCCACAGGGAGGCAGCGAGGTCCAGCGGTGCGCGTTGGGTGTTCCCGATGCCCACTTGCGGCGCGAAGTAGTCCTTGCCTGCACGCGTCGAATGCACGATGGTGACAAAGCCGTCGCCGTCGATCATGCCTGCGAGGTATGCCAGGGTGGTTGCTTCAGCCATTTGGGAACTCCCGGATGCGTAGGTCTGTGGGAAGGTCTTCAAGGCTCCCGCGCTTGTCGCGCTCGCCACCCATCTGCTTCATGAGATACGGCACACCGGCAGCTGCGCACTGGTCGCGCAGGCTACGAGCCCAGTCGGGATGCATCGGCCGCGCGCCGGGGCCGCTCTCGCCGCCGACGATCACCCACGACACTCCGCAATGGCGCTCGCACAGGATGTGCTCACCAGCGTTGTTCCGGCTGATCCCGTGCTTGTCAGTACGCTCGCAATACCCGATCCACTTGGCCAGATCCACCGGCCCCAGCAGCGGCTCCATGCTCAGGAAGCGCACGCGCGCCGGCGTGGCCAGCAGCTTCGGGATGTCGCGGTCGGCCTCGGCCTGGTTGACGACCGTGGCGCCGAGCCAGACGTTTGACAGGCCAGCATTGCCGGCCCACCCTTCGCGGCCGACGGTCAGCGCGCGCATTGTCTGCTCCAGCATCGGCCCTGCGTTGCCGATCCGCTTCGTCAGCAGCAGCCAGTCCAGGTTCGGCGTTTCCATGATCAAACGGAAGAGGTCATAGCGCCATTGCACGCTGACAGCGTTGTCGAACACGTCGGCCAGGCTGGCGCAGAACACCCGCTGCCGGCGACCGTGCTGCGCGTAGAACACGCCGGCGGTGCGGTTCCATTGCAGCGGCTTGCGCCAGTTGGCGGGTGACGTGCGGCGCCGCGGCGCGCCCGGCCCCCAGTTCACTGCCGTGCCGCCGGCGAAGCGCGCGTTGCGCGTCTCGGCATAGCAGTGGTCGCAGCCGGGGCCGACCTTCTGGCAACCTTCCCAGGGATTGAAGGTGTGGTCGGTCCACTCGATTTTGCTGTTCTCGCTCATGCGCTCTCCAATATCAGCCCAGGCTGCCGCGTGCGCTCGGCCTGCAGCGCGATGTACTCGGGGTTGATTTCGATGCCCAGCCAGCGCCGGCCGAGGCGTTGCGCGACGCTGGCCACCGTGCCCGAGCCCATGAACGGGTCGAGGACGATGTCGCCCGGCCGGCTGCCGGCGAGGATGCACGGCTCGACCAGCGCTTCCGGGAAGGTGGCGAAGTGCGCGCCTTTGTACGGCTTCGTCGCGATAGTCCACACACTGCGCCGATTGCGCATCTCGGTGATGGCGCGGAAGGCCTCGCGGCCCGGTAATGCATTCGTCTTGCCATCGAAGCCCCCACGCTTCACGCTCTCGCGCACCTTCGCCGCATAGGCTTGGAGGCCCGCCTTAGTACGGTGCCGATCATCGCCAGCCTCATAGGCGGCTTGCCCCTTGGCGGGGTTCACATTTCCCGGCACCCGAACGCGCGGCTTGGGATCTTCGTCATAGCCATGGCCGAAGCCGACGCCTGTGGGCGTTGGACCGTACGTGGCAGGCTCCTTGATCGCGTCCGCATCAAAGTAATAGCGCTCGCTGCGCGCCATCAGGAAAAGCGACTCGTGCGCCTTCGTGCAACGGTCCTGCACGCTCTCCGGCATGGGATTTGGCTTGTGCCAGATAATCTCCTGCCTCAGCCACCAGCCGGCGTCCTGCAACGCGAACGCTAGGCGCCACGGCTGGCCCACCAGATCTTTCGGCTTCAGTCCCTCGACGCGCACGTCGCTGCGCGGGATTGGCGCGTCGTCTCGCCGGCGGCTTGCGGTCATGCCCCTGATCTTCGGTCCGCCACCGCGATGGCCATTGCCGGCCAGCGTGGAGGCCTCCGACGGCGCACCACCACCGCGGCTGCCCGCGTAGCTGTCGCCCATGTTCAACCAGAGCGTGCCATCGTCCGCCAGCAACTCGCGGCACAGGTCGAACACCTCGACCATGTTGGCCAGGAATTCGCGCAGCGTCGGCTCTTGGCCGAGCTGGCCGGGATGGCCGTAGTCGCGCAGGCCCCAGTACGGCGGGCTGGTGACGATGCACTGCACGCGCACGCCGGCGGCGATCAGCTTCCGCATGACGTCGCGGCAGTCGCCTTGGTAGCAGTGGTTGGTCAGCATGCTGGCTCCGTCTGCTGAGCCACGGACAGCGCCACCGCCACCGGCCGCACCCACACCGGCGTGGCTGACAGCATGAACGTCTCGCCAGCCTCAGCCAGCAGCAGGGTGGTGCCCATCACCTCGGCGATGGCCTGCGCCGCGTCCGGCGGCACAGCATTGCCGATGCGCTCCCGCCAAGCCTGGTCGCTCAGGCCGTCCAGCTCGAGATATTCCTCGGGCTCGATCAGCGACTGCAGGGCGGCCAGCTCCAGCGTGGTAAAGGGGCGATGCCAGGTGCCGTCCAGCGCGCGGATGACTGCTACCAGCTTCTCGCCCAGCGCAGGCAGACGCGGATCGGCAACCGACCACCGGCCGTTGTCGTGGCCGGCTGCGGCCGACACGGCACCACTGGACTGCTCCCAAGCAACCACGCCGTAGTGCCCGCCGGTCAGGTAATGGTCGCCGCGCTCGCGGCGCATGCCCGGGCGAGGGTCGGCCACGGCATACGCACCCTGGCCGGTATCGCTGCGCGCGATGACGGTTCCGGCCGCCTCGTGGAATCCGGTGATGCGGTACTTGCCCGCGCCCTCGAAGCCGGTGGACGCGCGCGGGTCTTGCACACACTGGCCGGTGCCATGCGCGCTGGTGACTGCGCCCGCGGCACCGCGCCACTGGACGATGCGGAACTCGTTGTTGTGCTTCGGCGTGCCCTGGTGGCGAGGGTCGGCGAGGGTGTAGTAGCCCTGGCCGGGCGCCTGCTGGCCAGCAATCGCACCCGCAGTGTCGCCGTAGCGCAGTACGCCATAGGCTTGGCCATCCTTCCATTTCGCGCTTTGGTTGAAACGCACATCGGCCACCGAGAAGGCACCGTTGCCCGGGAGGGACTCGCCCGCGATCGCGCCGGCGTGCTGCTCCCAACCGTGCACGCCCAGGTAGCCGTTTCTGCGCTCCGGGACAATGAGGTAGTCGCGCAGGTGTCCGTCTTCCACCGCCAGCTTGCTCAGGCTGCGCCAGTCGCTGCCGGCCTCCACAAAGGCCAGCCGTACCCATGTCTTCCACTGCAGGGCCGGCACGCGGTGCATTGGGCCGCCAGCCGGGTCGCCCGGCAGCGGCATGCGGCCCAGCACGGTGCCAACACCCTGCAGGCGCTTCAGCTCGGGCTCGTACAGGAATGCCGGCACCTTGGCCATCTGCCGCGCCACCAGCAGGAAGCGCTTGCGACTCTGCGCGAGGCCACCCAGCTCGCCGCAATCGTGCGTCGTCTCGTTCACTGCGTAGCCGTAGTGGCGCAGGATCTGTTTGATCTGGTCCAGCAGGTGGCGCCCGCGCGTGGCGAGCCGCGGCACGTTTTCGAACACGATCAACTCGACCGGGTCATCCTTCCAGGCCTCGCACATCAGCCACACGCAGCGCAGCGTCAGCTCGTTGAGCGCCTGGTACTTCGGCGTGCGGCTCAACGCCTCGGACAGCAGGCCGGAGGCGCCCTTGCACGGCGATGAGATGAACACACAGTTCGGCCGCTCGTTGCCGGCGGCGCGCCGGATGTCGGCGGCCGTGGCCTCGCGCCAGCTCGCCGGCGGCTCCTTGCCGTGGAACGCGGTGTACTGTTCGCGCGTGAACAGGTCCATCACCGTGCACGGCACGCCCACCAGCTTCTGGAAGTCGCGCGCGGCGGCCGGGTCCACGTCAATGCCGCCGATGCACTTCCAGGTGGCAATCATGTTGCCCACCTGTGAGGCGGCCTTCTTGAAGCCCTTGGCACCACCGCCGAGGCCGCAGCAGAAACCGAACGTCTTGTACTCGCGGCGGATCATGCGCGGACTCCTTTGGCGATTGCGGCGTCGATGGCGGCGTCCAGGCGCTCGCCACTGGGGCAGTCCGTGCCCAGCCGGACCAGGGAGTGATGGCCCTGCACTACGAAGAGCGCCGATTCGTTCCAGTTGCGCTCTCGCAGCCACCGATACCGCTCCGCATAGCGCTTGTCCTCGCAGGGCTGCTCTGCCGCCAGGAGGGCACGCATTTGCCGCCACTCCATCTCCAGAACGGCACGCTCCGTAGGCATTCCATCTTGTGTGCGGTAACTCTGCTTTTCCCCTTCTTCAGTACGGGTTGCTCGTCCAACCATGGAGAGCACAGCAGCGGTAGACGTGAAGGGCGATCCTCCGTCCGAGTTCGGGGCGTCCGAGGTGGTAGGCGCGGCGTTCTGCGGCGACATATCGGAAGATGCATTCTGGCATTTCGGTTCCTCTTTGGTAATTGTCAGCGCCTTGGCGCTCGGTTGCGGGGCGGAAGGCTCTGCCGGCGCGGCGGATTGATGGCGTGCGGCTTGCCACATATCCCACATATTGCGCACGGCTGGATGGTTGTATTCGCCTTGCAGCAATTCGTTCCATGCCATGCCGCCATGATGCGAGCCAAGCCATTCGCCACAGTCATCTTCGTAGCCGGCATATGTGGCAGTCATGTGAGCCTCGAACGCTTCGCGCTCCCCCGCCTGCGCAGCGGGTGCCGGCGCGGAAGGCGATGCGGCGAGTATCGACTGAAGCGTTTCAGCGGTGCCGGGCAAGCCTTCGTCTCGGGCAAGGTCCATGACTTCGAGGATCGCTTCCCGTTGCCCCTCCGTCAGCGCGGCAGGCGATGCGTTCGGCGCAGGGGCGGCGCGGCTCTGCCATTTCGCTGCGTCTTCGAGTGCAGCGGAGACGTTCGCATAGCCCATGCCGATGGCCTTTTGCAGAACCTTTTCGTACAGATTGGCGGCATGAACAGTGCCCGGCGACACCGGCGCTGCCGGGGCATCCAGTGCCGCGCTTGCCGGAGGGGTGGGGGCCTTGTACTTCGGATTGCGCATCATGCCCTGCTCGATGTCGTGTGGGTCATCGATCCATTCCGGTTCCTGCGCGCTTGCCGGAGGCGTGGGAGCGGCGGCCGGCACGGCGATGCCTTCGCCCGCACCGATCTTCCGCACCTTCTCGCGCCACACGCCGATGGCTTCGGCGCTGGTGAACGTCGCCAGCAGGCGATCAGCCTCGCGCAGCACATGTAGGACTTCGGCGCAGTCCAGTGGCTCCGGGAAACCGGCCTCCTGGCGCACCTCGGCCACCAGCTTCTGCGCAAGGTCCGCCGACGCGGGAGCCTGGGGATCGATCGGCACCAGCCGCCACCCTTCCGGTACAGCCGGCGCCTGGGCAGCCTGCTTCAGCTCGGCATCCTTCATGCCAGCCTCGTAGCCTGCGATGAACCGGGGATGCCCCTTGTCCGTCACCGGGGTATCGGGTGCCTGGGCGCCTTCCAGGTATTGCAGGGCCTCGCGCATCGTGGACCGGCTGAACGCCGTATTGGTCACGTCAGCAGCGTGCTTGCGCAGGCGCTCCAGCAGGTGCTGCGGTGCCTGGGCGGCAACGGGGGCGCCCGATAGCGCGGCACGAGCGGCCCTGCGGGCATCGTCCAGCGCGCTCAATGCGTCCTGCTGACCGCCGTCGATCATCGACAGGTATTGCTCCTGCGTGCGCATGCTGCACAGCGCATCGCAGGCCGCCTCCAGGTCGCGTAGTGCCGTGATGACCGGCTGGGCGGCACCGGGGGCGGCGAGCAGCGCCACGAATTCCGGCTCAGACAGCAGCCCGGATATTGCGTCATAGATCAGGAAGCGTTCGCCATCGGTCGGCGTGTGGCTGCCCTCGTCGGCTCGCAGCTCGTAGTCCTCCAGGTAGTCCTTGATCGCCTTGTCGATGGCGGGCAAGTCGCGCTTCACCGGCTCCGCGCTCTCGGCCGGTTGGGCGGCAACGGGGGCGGCAACGGGGGGGGCGAGCACTTCGCGGGCGCGTTCAAGCGCCTTGTCGAACTCATACCAGTAGTCCAGACCAGCGGCGCGCGCCGTGACATCATCGAACACGCATTCTTCCGCCTCAGCGTCCAGCCTATTGCAGGCCGCGACCAGCAGGCGAAACGCGCCCTCTTGCGTCGGCTCCGCGCTCGCGGCCGGTGCCGGCTGCGCAGATGTGGCGCCAAGAAACCGACGCGCAGCCGCGATGCCGGCATTGGTACCATGTCCCAAGTGGACCTGGAGAGTAAATGCACGACATGCGTTAGCCACCTGCACATCCGTCAGCCCATGCGCCAACGATGCGGCTTGTTTCTGTTCTTCGCTCATCTCAAGATTCCTCTTTCGTGCTGATCGCCTTGCAGATCAGCCTGTAGTACCCATAGGCCCCGACCAGAAATGCCACGATATGGGCGAGGGCGGTGACGACCAGCACGGCGCTGGCCGTCATGCCACAGCGAGGGCCGCGATATGGCTCTTGATGCCGAAGTACACTGCCCGGCAGGCCGCCAGATCGACAGCGGCGTTGTGGGCGCCGAGCAGGTCATTGCCGGTGAAGTGCTTGTAGGCTTCGCCAAGATTCGGCGACTTGGGCATGCGACGGCCGGCTGCGGCCATCTTCTCGGAGGGAGGCAGGTTGATGATCTTCGTGCTGTTCTTCTGCGTGCAGAAGGCCACCCCGGCCTTCCACTCGTCCGCGAGCGCTTCCCCGTAGGCGTCCGAGCGCATCAGTTCGATGCGAATCATGCGCATGTCGAAGGGCTCGTTGTGGGCGACGCGGATGGTGGACTTCTTCCACATTTCGAGGAACAGGTCCAGCGCCTGACCGATGGGAACGCCGAAGCGCCCGGCCTTCTCGTTCGTGATTCCGGTCAGCGCTTCCAGTTCTTCGGGGATCGTCCAGCCCTCGGGCTTGATGATGAGGTCCATGAAGGCGAGGGTGGTGCCGGTGTCCTCGTCATGCAGCTCGGCTGCGAGTTGGGTGATGCGCGGCTGGCTGGGGTCTTCGCTGGGCAGGCCCCATTGAGGAATGCCAGTGGTTTCCGTGTCGTAAATGAGGATCGGGGTCATGGAGTAGTCCTAGGTCGCGTAGTCGGGTGAGGGGTCAGAGCCACGCCGCTGCGGGATCGCGGCGGATCAGCTTTCCGGTCTTCTCTGCATAGCGCAGGCGCATGCGGGCATTTCGCGCGGCTAGAACCTCGGGAAATTCATCCTTGAGGCGCCGGTATTGGCGCTTGTAGATGACGGACTTGGGGGTGCGAGCAGGGCGGGGTGCATCCGCCTTCTTGCCCAACTTCCAGAGCGCCATCGGGCAGCCCACGCCATCGCTTTTCAGGTAGCCGGCGATATGCACGTCCACACCATGATGGTCCGCAAGTTGCTGCATGACGGCTCGCCGGGATGCTCCGGTAGCCGCCGCGAGTTCGGTGGCACTGCGCATGCGCTTGTCAGCTAGAACATTCTTGATCGCCGTCCATGTGGGCGAGTAGCGATCCTTCTGGAAGTTGACTCGCGGCCCCAGGCCAAGCCATTTCCCGTGGAAAAATGCTGCGCGATGGGTGCGATTCGGGAGCAGGTGCATGATCTCTTTGAGCGAGCCCGTGGAGTGCCATGCATTGCGCAAGATCGCATCTTCTTCGGGCGTCCATGCCTGCCATTTTCTCGTGGTCATCGTCATCTCCATCAGGCTGCCAGCTTGCGCAGAGCAGCTACGTTGGACTGCACCAGCTTTTCGAACTCCCACAGGTCGGCAACCATCGCGTCGATGTAGTCGTCGTCACGCTCGATGCGCCAGCGGAAGAATTCCTTTACGGATTCGAGGGCGGGGCAGTAGATGCAGAAGTCCCACCACTTGCGGCCGGATAGCCAGATGTTTCCCTGCACCTGGTCCATGTACTTCTCCAGGTCCTGATCGATCAGCGTGGTGCGCAGCTCGTCAGGGGAGATGAGGCACTTGTACTCGGCGCCACCGTCTTTGCCGATCCAGCCGTCCGCGCTTGCCCCGAAGGCCCGGTCATCGGACAGGACCATGCCTACCGGCTGTACGTAGACCCCGATGTCGGCTTGGTGGGCGATGCGCGCATCCGGTTCAAGTTCGTGGCCGCGGCGCATTTGCCACGTCTCATGACCTTCGTTCAGGGGTGCACCGCTGATGCGCTCGATGGCGGTGCCGAAGGCGAGTTTGAGGGCGGTGTCAGACCAGTCACCACCACCACGCTTGCGAGAGCGGGCGATACGGAAATTGCTGGCGGTGGTCACGCCGGCACGGGCTTGCAGCCACGCATCGCTGCCTTGGGCGCATTCGACGATCAACATTTACGCATCCTCCCAGCCACAATCCGGGCAATGCAGCGCCACCGACAAACAGGATGAGCAAGGCGGGCTGATATGGCAGGAGCAATTCTCGCTTTCTTGATACTCGATCACGCCAGTGCAGTTTTCGCGATTACATGTTTCCCCTTCCTGCGTGCCGACTTCTTCTTTATGTTCGCTCATGATGCCTCCCGCAGTTCCTGCATGCGCTGGTTGAAGTGATCGGCATACTTGGCCTTTTCCTCCTTGCTCAAGGCGCCCATGATCTTGCTGACCTCGCCGATGGTCTTGGCGTCGCGCATGCCGGCATGGACTTCCGGCGCCACCAGAGACTGGCCTGCGCCCCGGTCGTCGCCGTCCTCGTCCAGATCGTCATCGGCGGCCACGCCGAGCATGGCAGTCACGATGTACCGACGCAGGTAGGTGATCGTCGCGCCGAAGTTCTTGATGTCTCCATCGCCGCGCGGCACGCGCATGGTGGACTCGATCTGCGCGCCGCTGTCGTGGCCCAGGACGGTGCGAATGACGGTCACGCCATCGGCGTCGGTCACGAGCTGGAACAGGCAGATGCCGTTCTCGGAAAGAGCAGGCGTGGTCTTCTCGCGGATCTCTTGCAGATCGGCGTAGCTGAAGGAATAGGCCGCCTTCTCTCGCGGTCGGATCGTGACCGAACGATTCTTCGTGATCGGCTTGAAGGCGCCTTGTGCCTTGGCCAGCGCCGAGTACATCGGGCCCATGCCGCCTACTGGCGCCGGGGTGAGGTTGGTTTCGAGCGGCGGGATGTCGGTGCGGGTCATGCTGATTCTCCGGCGGACTGGCTTTGGCCCAGGCGCTTCTCGCCACACGCGCACTTGTATTGGCCGCGATAACTGATCTGGACGCGGCCACCGGCCGGGCCGTAGCTAGCCTTGACCAGTTCCACATTGCGAACGAATTCCCATTTGTGCTTGGGCGCCAGCGTGCACGGCTTCTGCTTCATTCTCATGCTGCGCTCCCGGTGGCCGCATTGATCGTGGCGTCGATGCGATCGGCCAGTTCGCCGGCAGGGACATGGGGGCGAGCCTCGACCAGCAGGGCCAGCAGTACGCCAGCTTGCTCGCGAACACGCTGGGCGGTTGCCTCTGCGGCTTCTTGCTCGCGGCGGCGAGCAGCGGCTTCCTCGCGCTGGCGCTGTTCCTCGGCGGCACGGGCTTCCGCTTGTCGGCGCGCTTCGGCCGCCCTCTCGTCGGCAATGCGCTTCGCTTCGGCCTGCTCGGCGGCCCGGGCGGCAGCCTCGGCGGCTTCCTTGGCTTCGCGTTCCCGCTTCTCCCGGTCTGCACGCAGTTGCTGCAACTCCTCGGCATCGCGTGCGGCAGCGAGCATCGTGTTCAGGTTGCTCAGTGCTGCCTCGATGGCTGCACCGGCATCGGCCTGAAACTCGCCGAAATCGTCTGCCGCCTCGCGGGCCAGCGAATCGATGCGTTGTTGGATTTGCTTCACGCCCAGCCCGATGCACGTCGATACCGCCGTCTCGATGGCGTGGATGCGGTCCTTGATGCCGGTAATACGCTGCCGCTCGGCTTCGGCCGCCTCCGCCTGGGCTTGCTGCGCGGCAGCCTCCGCCTGTTGTTGGGCACGCATTGCCGCCAGTTCTTCGCGTGCCTTGGCGTTTTCCAGATGGACGCGGAGCGTGGTCAGGGCGCCTTCGACCGCTTCCTTGGCTTGGTCGGCATATTCCTGCCAGTCGCGCTGGCCGAGATACTTCGGCGATTCCAGGTCACGGATCGCGGCGACGACATCGGCCACGCTCGCGCTGAGATAGTCCTTCGGCAGGTTGATGATCGCGTTCAGGCACGCTTGGTGGGCTGAGATGCGCGCGCTCTCGATGCGCGCCTTCTCGATACGTTCCTCGTCCTTGCGCCTCTGCTCGGCATCGACCAGATCCTTGACGGGTTGCTCGATGGCCTTCACCGACGCCACGATCTCGTCGCGCTTCTCGCGAGCCCGCTTCTGGAGCGCCATCAGCGGGCGATTCCAGTTCGTGTACGCTTCCTCGGTCGCGGTGCGCGTGCCGATGCAACGCTGCACGAACTCGCGCGCCGCCTTGTTGCCCTCGGTCGTCTTTACGTCGAAGGCTTCGGCGCCTTCTTCGCGCAGCTTGGCGAGGCCGGCCTCGATGGGGTCATACAAGGCGAGGGCGGTCGCCGACTCCGCCGGAGCTGCGTCCAGCACTTCCATTTCAGGTGATTCCATGATTGTCCTCAGCGGATCGGGATCAGTTCAAGGCTGCCGTCTGCGCGGCAGCGACCAGAGTGTTTGAGGCCAGCGGCGCGCAGGAAGCGCACCCATGCGACCATCGGGGTGTCGTCCTTCATGTCGACCACCCAGGAAGAATCGAGATCGTTTCGTTGTCCGCCACGCAGGCGTACAGCAGCACGATGGCGAGGGCCAGGAGAGTGCCGAAGATCCACGGATGACGGCGCTCGAAGCGGCAGAGGAAGTCGTCGCGGCGGTTCATGCGGCGACCTCCGCTCCCAACAGAACATCGCTCACCACGTCCCAGAGCCGCGAGGGCGCCCACTGGAATCGATCGAAGTCCGCATCCGGCCGGACGCCGGCAAGACAAGTCGAATGAGCACCCTTACGGAATTCCTCGAACTTGCGCATGAGAGTGGCAACCCTGCCGTCTCCGCCCGCTTCAGTGCGGTGATATGCATACGCACTGACGTGGTATTCATCGCCGGCCTCAATGGCGTGGCGGTAGTCCTGAACTAGATCGCATCGCCCATCGGGCACCCAAGGCCGTCCACCACGGGCTGTGCGAGCGCCTTCATGCAGGTACATGACGTACTCGCCTTCGTCCGTGGGGTAGTGGCGATAGCCGACGTCGATTTGAGTGCCGACCAGAACGCGCGAGCGGAAGCTGAAACGGTGGTCGTGAATCGACGAGTGCTCGAAGCACCTGCGGCGCGGCAACTCCGGATGCCAGACATGCAGGCGCTGGTTGTTGGGCAGTTGAACTTGGACAAAACCGAGGCCGTGCAGCGTGATCTTGTCGGTCATGATGTCGTCGATGATCATGCGCGCTCCTTGGACTTCGCGAGCGCAGCCTTCGCGTCGCGATAGAGGGTGGTGGTAGGAGCGCTCTCGCTGGCCATCTCATCGACCATGATGTAGCGCTCGACGATGGCCACGAGTTCACCGATGAGGTTGTCGTGATCGGCCTGGCGGGCGGCTGCTTGAGTGGCGGTCATGCTGCGGCCCCGGTGGCTTTGGCGAGGGCGGCCCTGCGCTTGGCGCCGACCATCACCTCGTAGTCCCATTCGGGGTCAAGCGCACCATCTGCTGCCCGAGCTTGCCACTCTTCCTCAAGTCGCAGCGCTTCTAGCAACTCTGGTGCAGCGGCGATCAGGTATGCATTCGCTTCCTCCACCGTGCCCGGCTTCGCGCAGTACACCATCGCCACCTCGATGGGGTGGATATCGCCCCGCTGACTCTCGGAGTAGATAGCGCAGATCGAGTCCGCCCTCTCGACGTACGGATGCCTCCAGGCCGCGAACCACGGCCCCGGCGTATGCGTGCTCATGCTGCGACCCCCAAGAAACGTCCCTCATTGCGACGACGATCCGCAGCGTCGGAAGCCTCGCGCGCCTGGTCTTCGAGATACGCATCCAGCGCGAGGTCAGCGACTTCATCGAGATCATGGAAGTCGGTCACATCCACGCCCGAATCGGTGACGGTGGCCACCTCGAAGCAATCCCCCTGGCCGGGTTCTTCGTGGGAGGTCTCGTAGCCGCGCAGGTAGTTGCCAGTCACCTGCAGGCTCACGCCGTCGAGTTCGATGGTTACGGTTTGCATGACGGGCCCCTCAGATCAGACCGTAGTAGCGAACCTCGACCACCAGATCGCCGGTCGCTTCATCCTTGCGAGGCGTGCTGATAGAGGGGCTGCGGTAGGCGTCGATGGAAGCCTTGAGGGTCTGCGCGCGCTGACGGAGGGCCTGCTCGTCCTTGCTGCGCAAGGTGTAGGCTCCACCCGAACCCTGTGGGCGGTGCCAGCTCGAAACGACGGCCGGCACGGCCGCGGCCTGATCCCGTTCCCAGCTGGCGTTGGCGCTTGCCACCAACTGATCCCGTAGATCGGTGTAATGCGCCTCACGGTGAAGCCGGCGCGTCTCTTCACCCTCAACACCCGGAAGGGTCATCTGATCGATGGCCACGAAGGCGATGAGGGCTTTGGTGCGGTCATCCGGGGAAATCCGGCTGACGATTTCGGCGGGCGTCATGTCTCCCCCTTACGCAACTTCGGATTCGGTGGCATCGACCTCGTCGACGGACTCGCTCGCGTCGATGTGCGAGCGAGCTACCTCGATGAGAAGGTGATATTCGCGGCCGACCTTTGAGTCGGTGCCGTGGCGCTTGTCCACGGCCGCTAGGAATTCGATATCGGTACCCAGAAAACAGCCGCGCGAAACCATGAGGCCAGCCTTGGCGCGGAACACGGTCAACGTTCCATTCTCGCTACCCACCTTGGAGAACCAGACCAGTTGCGCGTTGCCGGAGACCCGCGCGTCGCCGTAGACCCGCGCGTCGCCGTAGACCCACGCGTCGCCGGAGACCCGCGCGTTGCCGGAGACCCGCGCGTCGCCGTAGACCCGCGCGTCGCCGTAGACCCGCGCGTCGCCGGAGACCCACGCGTCGCCGTAGACCCGCGCGTCGCCGTAGACCCACGCGTCGCCGGAGACCCACGCGTCGCCGTAGACCCGCGCGTCGCCGTAGACCCACGCGTCGCCGGAGACCCACGCGTTGCCGTCCTCGTCCACGTTCTCGGTCTTTTCGACATAGCCACCAGTCTCGCCGGCGGAGACGATGCCAAAGGAGATCAGGGCTCGGATACGGAACAACTTGCAGCCGAAGACCTCGATGGCACTGTCGGCGAGAAGTTCGAACTTCTTGTTGCGGGTGGTGGCGGACATCCCTGCTCTCCATCGGTTGGTTGGCACCTAGTGGTGCGTCGATGGAGAAAACTATACACCAATGAATAGATAAATCAATACGCAAATGAATAATTTTGCGTAAGACTTTGGCGGGGCTGGCAAGTGCCGTCTAGCGGACGGCGCCCCTACCTGGTTGCGATGATGTTAGCTTGAGCTGCGATCGCGAGTGTGCGAACGGTATCGGCCAGGATCTCTATGGCCTGCGCCCGGATATGGGGAAAGGTGCTCACGACTCTTACTAAGAGGTCTAGTAGAGAGCGGATGAGCAGCATGGGGTCATCCGCATATACCCCTCCGACGCTGGCCCGATAGGTGCCTCCGTGACCGTGCCTGAAGGTGACGCGGTCTTCAGCCGGATCGTCGTCCGGCGGGCGTGCCCGCACCTGCTGTCTCGCCGTCCGCCCTTGCCGGAAGGCTGACATCTGAATGATGTTGTCCATGACCCCGTCTTCTAATTTTTGGGCAAGAATCGGTCTTGCCTTTCAGGCAGATTACGGGGAGGGTGGGGTACTAGGGCACCCCTCTCCGGTTGGGAGACAGACGGCTCTGCCGACAAGCGGCAGATGGACCGCCACAAATGCAAAAGCCCGCCTCAGTGGGCGGGCTTATGGTGGAGCAGGGGCTGCTAGCTGATCAGTTTAGCCGCCGCGAACGCCAGCCCCGTCAATGTGCACGCGGTGCCGATAAACCACTTCAGCAGCGTACCCTCCAGTATCGATACATCCGCCTTGGATGCAACATGGTCGAGTTTCGTCTCGATGCGCGCGAGGCGTTCGCGGGCACCAATGTTGGCATCTTCAAGGGCTTTGACTCTGGATTCCATGCCATCATTATAGGGTGGCTCGCCGCTATTCGAGCCCTCTTGGCGCGCGGAGCCACCGCGCCCCTTGGCGGCGCTACTGAACGGCACGACGCTCATGGATTCTCCGATTTCATCAGCTCAGTAAGCTTATGGTGCGCTTGAAACCCGCAGTTCAGGCACTGCATCCGGATTGCGCCATCCACCACTTCAACTTCGAGAATATCGAGTGGCCCCGCATAGTCCGGGGCTGGCGCCTCAACAAAGAAGTCAATCTTTCCTCGCGTACACCGAGGGCAATCTTGGCGCATGCCGCGCCGCTCGATTAACTCTTGGAGTTCGCCGGCAGTGATGGGCATCAGTATTGGTAGTTCTGGCGCGGCTGCTGGGTCTGGCCGGATGGCTGGCCAAATGACTGATTGAATTGCGGTGGGTTGCTGTACTCGTCCTTCTGGTGCCCACGCTGACCCGTGTAGGGATTTACCCCACCATACTGGTTGTTCTCGGCATTGTAGTTGTTGGAGCGCAACTGATCGGGGTTGGACCGCATATGGCCCTCGCGGTAGTTTCCGTTTTTGTCGATGGAGGGGCGGACGTAGGTCTGGGCGCTCGCGCTAGTGGCACAAACAAGTAGCGCGGCGAGAATGGCGGCTGTTCTCATTTTGTATCCTATGTCACAAAGAATCGGTAGATACCGTAGATAAAGAAACCCATTGCGATATATGTGCCGAACGGAACGAAGCCTATAATCAGTAACGCAATGACTAGCGCGAAAATATGCCAAACGCCCAAGGCAGCAGCAACGCCTTCAGTCACGGCTCCCAGAACGAAGACGCCAAAAACCATAGTCCCAATAAGCATTGGGAGCCCGCTGGCTGATGCTGATCTGGCTAACTCTTGGAATTTCTTGACCTTCCCGAACTGCATGTCCGCCCCCGGTATTTATTTTCTCTAGGTCCAATCAGCTAACTGGCCGCCTGCTGGGCGATACATTTGAAAGTCAATTCGGATTCAAGCGGGGTCCAGCCCCGCGCACCGTGGGTCTTCATATCGACCTGCTCCATCTGCTTCCCCTGTTCCTTGCAGTAGGCATCTGCGCGTCGAAGGCTGCTCGCCTTAATTTCTTGCCAGGAATCGACGCCGCCCATGTGTCTGGTGCCGACGGTGTAGTTGCCGTTCCCGGCCGGGCTGACTTCCGAAACAGTAGTGCAGCCGGCGAGAATCAGGCCAAGCACACCCATCCCCAATATTTTTGTTCTCACGTTTTTGACCCCGTTATCTATCCCTAGAAGGTAGCGCGATAGATGGTAGTTCGGCTCCCCCGCCGAAGTGGGGCTACTTTGATTTGTGGGTGCGGCGGCTCTTTTCTGGCGCAATGGATTGGTCGGCACCGCTGCCGCTGTATTCGTACTGATTCTTCTCGCGCGAAAACACAGGTAGATCATCGCTCATCGCACCATCTTCCGGCGACTCGCCGCGCAAATCCTGAAGCAAGCCAAGAGCCCTTGATAGCGCGCCATCGGACAGGCTGGTCAAGATGGCAATGGCCTGTGACATCTGCATTTCTCGGAGAACTCTTGCGCGCTCCGCGACCTCATCTACCGTTGGCGCGGCTGGCTGCGCACCTACGGCAGGTTCTCCGGCGTACTGAACGTGATCATCCGGCCCATCCGCGAGCCAAGTGGTAGTAACCCCTAAGGCTGCTGCCAGCTTCTTCACCGTGGACAGTTCCGGCGTATCGGTCTTGCCCTTCAATACGCGAGCAATAGTTGGCTGCGGCACGCCAGACAAGCGGCTCAGAGCGCTCTGACCCTTGATCTTGCGCTCGCGCATCATCCGGTCGATTCGTGTTGCGATTCCCATGCTCGACATATACGTGCGCGTATAGATGGGCGTCAAATTTCTATTCATGTATGCATTGACAATCTATTCATTCGTGTATAGATTTGCAGGCATGGACAAAACACATCAATCCAAGCTCGCCGAGATCAAGGCGCGAACGGACCTCAGCGAAGTCGCCTTGGCCCGGAAGCTTGGCGTCTCCCAGCCGACGGTGAATCGCATCCTCAAGGGCCAAGCCGACTGCAAGGGGAGCACGCTGCTCGCCATTGACCAGTTACACGCCAGCGTGTTCGGTGTGGGCGCCAAAACCGGCGCCAGCCGGGCGGTCGCCGAGGCGTCGTGATTAGGGGTTCCGCGATGGCCCGGCCACCGATCCCCCAAGCACCTGCGCAAGGTTCTGCAGGTCTGCAAGCAGCTGCTGCGTGGACCGAATGCATGCCTCAACCGCAGCTCGCTGATCGAAAGCAGGGCTGCCTTGTTCGTAAGGCTCTCCAATCCCATTCGCCAGCCACTCTGCTGACACGCCAAGGGCTCGTGCAATCGCAGTCGTGTGCTTGCTTCCCTTCGCATTGCGGTCAGGGCTGCATAGGTGCTGGATGGACTGCGGACGAATGCCGACCCGCGACGCAAGCGCGCGACCGGAGGTTGGCGGCTGCGTCTGCGCCATTGCCCAACGGAGCCGTTCGCCAAAGGTGTACATGCGCCCGAGTTTGTCACCGGACCTATGCAGGTTTGTCTGCTTTTTCGTATCAGACGGCTCTGTCGCTTGCGACGGGCCAGTGCCGTACCCCGCCGCGAGGTTGACCCGCTCGCGGCTTCCTCCCCGCGTCTTGGCGCGGGGGCTTTTTATACCCGTTGCTCGATAGCCAGATGACCCCGATCCAGATTCCAGCGAATGCAGCACCGCGGACTGCGAGGCAGATGGCCTTCGAGCTTGCGCAAGGGCTGTCCGCCATGTGCGGCCGGCACCAAGCAGGGCAGGGAGGTCAGGCGCCATTTACAGCGCGCCGGCCTGCAGTAGTTCGAGGTGTTCGCCGACTTCCGCGAGCGCTTCGGCAGTTTCGTCCAGCAGCATCGCGTGCTCAGACGGATGCAGATTTCCTTCGTGGACGGACTCGCGCATGGATTCCAGGTGCTCCCGCACAAGGCGGGGCGCGTCATCACCATGCCGGTCCGAGTAGAGACGCAGCACGAGCTGCCGCACGAGGAAAAGTTGCAACCGCAGGTTTCGATCTTCGAGATCGCGTGCGCTCAGTGGCATGGCCTTTTGGCTCGCTGCGTGCTGCTGTTCCATCCACCACTCCTTTTTGATGATCCGGGGATCAGATGCACGAACTTGACGAGATGCTTATGGCCCGAGCCCCCTACACGCATCCACTTGGAAAGCTGACGCATGAGTCGAGAACGCTTCTGCCGGAGTGCGTCGGCGAAAAGCTCGTGACCACGGCGGCAAGCCTGGGCATGACCGAGGCGGAATTGACCCGCGACATCCTTTGCCAGTGGGGCTTCGGTGACCTCATGGACAAGATAGCGCAGGAACGGCGCCGAATCACTGCGGTGAAACCGGCAGGAATCGGCATCCAGGAAAAGTAAGGCGCCGCGAGGCACGCAAAAACACCACGGCGCCGGGCGCGCCACTACATCCGGGGGCGGAAAGAATGGAACAGATCAGGTCGCGGGCAGCGATTCGAGAAGAGGGTGCGCAGGCCGCGCGCGAGGGTAAGCCGTTCGATGCATGCCCATCGATATACGGCGATGAGGCGGCGCTGGAATGGAAGGCCGGGTACCTGCACGCGCAGACTCGGGCGGGCCGCGAAGAACTCAGGACGCAGCAGGGGCGGCAACTGGCTGCGATGCTCGAGCGGGCCGACAGGGTGGCGGCATGAAGGTCTATATCGCCGGCCCGATGACGGGCATTCCGAACCTGAATTTTCCCGCCTTTCACGAGGCTGCCAGCCGACTACGCGCAGAAGGGCACTACGTCGTGAATCCGGCTGAGATCAATGTCGACCCCAGCGCGGGATGGCTCGAATGCATGCGCGCTGACATCCGTGAACTGGTCACGTGCGAGGCGATCTTTCTCCTCCCTGGCTGGGAGTTGTCGCGAGGTGCGACGCTGGAGCGCCATATCGCGGAGCGATTGGGCTTCGTCATTCTGGCCGACGATGAGGTGTCAGCATGATCACGGGCCGCACGATTCACCCTATCCGTCGTCAGGCGCCGCATTCGCAGGGGGTGCCGTTCTGATGCTAGGACAACCTCTATGGCCGACGGCGAGGCCTTCCGAAATAGGATTTGCTGAGGTCGATTTCGAATTCCATCGTCCAACTGGTTCCTGGGCCGGCAATGTAGTCTTTGGTGATGCGGCGAGTTACTTTTACCGTTCTGTCGATGGGCCCGGAACCACCTTCGGGATAAATTTCTTCGCACTCCACCTGGAAATCCCCCGCTTTAAAGCCGTGTTTCCCGCATACATCCTCAAATTTCTGACGCTCGTCTTGGGGAAGGGATTCGTATGGAAATTTGCTCATGGCCGCTCCTTGTTGGCGGGGAAATCCTAGCATGTTGTCCCGTCGAAACCCAATGAAACGTGGCATGCCGCTGGTGCGTCGCACGCCGCTGCGCTCCACGACTTGGCTTAAGCAGACCGCCGGCTTGGTGCCCAGCCCCGTCAAGAAGAAGTCCCGCAAGAAGCCGCGCAAGGCGGAGCGGGACTATCTCGGGCACGTCGCCTCGCTCGGCTGCGCCGTTTGCCGGCGGCTGGGCCTGGGTGCCACGCCAGCGGAGGTCCACCACCCGCGCAAGGGAACTGGCATGGCGCAGCGCGCGCCGCACCGTGACGCGATTCCACTTTGCACCGAACACCACCGCGGCGACACCGGCGTGCATGGGCTCGGCGTGAAGCGTTTCGCCCTGGTCTATGGCTTCGATGAGGCCGACCTGACGGCGGAGACGCAGGCACTGCTGATTGCCCATCTACCACCGGTCGCCTAGAGCGCACAAACAGGAGAAATCACAATGGCAAAGAATTCTATCGACGCCTATAGCGCGTCAGGCAAGACGAACCTGCTGTTCTTCGATCCGGACGTGCTGGTGCTGGTCACGGACAAGGCGTCTCCGCTGTACGACGAGCGCGTGCACCTGCCGGTGGACGAGAACCTGGCTCGGAACATCGACTACCAGGGCGTGCTGCAGCCCATCGCGATCAGCAAGAACCCGGAAACGGGGGAGGTGGAGGTAGCGATGGGCCGCCAGCGGACCAAGGCGGCGCGCCTGGCGAACGAGTGGCGTCGTGCCCGCGGTGTGGAGCCGATCCTGATTCCGGGATTCGTCCACCGTGGCGAACGAAGCAACGCGCTCGATGTGATCATCGGCGAGAACGAACTGCGCCAGTCAGACACCCCCATCGGCCGCGCGGTGAAGATGCGCAATGCCATGGCACTGGGGCGCAGTGAAGAGCAGATTGCCATGCTGTTCGGCGTCACGCTACAGACCGTCAAGGCCACGCTGGCCCTGCTGGACTGCTGCGCTGCGGTGCAGGAAGCGGTGGAGCAGAACCAAATCAGCGTCACCCACGCGCGCCAGCTGGTGAAGCTCGCGCCCGATGAACAGCGGGTCAAGGTCAAGGAACTGGTCCAGGCCGGCAGCGACAAGCCGGCGCACGCCCGGGCGGCCGCGCAACGCGAGGTGATGGGCGATGCCGCACCGCGCATGAAGACCCGCAAGCAGGTGCTGGCGGAGCTGGAGAAGGCTACCGGCGAGCGCGCGGAGGCGCTGCGCTGGGTGCTGGGCATGGATGCGGCCGAGGCGCTTCCTGGGCTCCCGGCAGCCGTGGCAGCGGTCGAGTCGTTCGATGCCGCGGTCGCTGAGGCTGTCTAGGAGCTGGCGACCATGATGAATGCGATGCCGGCCCAGCGGGGAGGTTCTGCGTGACCGCTCCGGACCCTCTCACGCCGGCTGACTGCGACTTGAAGGATTTTCCCTTCATGCCGCTCGATGTCTCGCGCCTGCGCGATTCGGAACTGGCATCCAACGAGACGCCGGAGGCTTGCTGGGCGGCCGTGCTGCTCTGGTCTGCATCCTGGCACCAGGTGCCTGCCGGTTCCATGCCGAACGATGAGATGTGGATTGCCACGCAGGCGCGCTACGCGATCCGCGGGAAGATCGACAAGGCATGGAAGGATGTCCGGGCTGGCGCGCTGAGAGGCTGGGTGGAATGTACCGATGGCCGCCTCTATCACCCAGTTGTGGCCGAGAAGGCCCGTGACGCATGGAAGGCCAAGTTGGAGCAACGGTGGCGCACCGAGTGCAGCCGGATCAAGAAGCACAACGACCGTCACGAAGGCGCCAATGTGCCGAAGCCCACCTTCGATGAGTGGATGTCTCTCGGTTGTCCCCAGGGACAGCCACTGTTTGTCCCCAGGGACAAAGCTGGAAATTCAGAGGACAAGCCCAGGGACAACGCCTCCAAGAGACAGGGAGAGGGACAGGGACAGGGAGACTCTAATTCCGTTCCTGACGGAACGGACGCTGGGGCGTCGCTGCCCGTTGACGGGGGCGTCCCGAAGCCAAAGCCGGAGAAGACGCCGGAGGAACTGGCGAAGGCCGAACTTTGGCGAGCGGCCGTCTCCGTGCTCGAGCAAGGCGGCTGCCCGCCGTCCCAATGCCGGACCTTCATGGGGAAGCTGGTGCAGGACTACGGCTTCCCTGTCGTCAAGGATGCGGTGGCGGCGGCCGTCACGGAGCAGCCGGCCGACGCCCGCGAGTACTTGAAGGCGTGCTGCCAGCGCATGAGCGGCGAGCGCGCCCCAGCCATGCGCCGGGGAGGCGCGCTGCTCGACAACGATGCCGAGAACGCAAAGGCAAAGGCTATGCTCTTCGGCGCAGCGGAGGTGATCGATGTTTGAAACCGACTATGACGAGTTCGCGGCGCTGCTGGATGCCGTCTACGCGCTGCACGGCAAGGCGCTGCCAGCCGCGGCGAAGGCGATCTTCTTCCGGGCGATGTCTCGATACCCGCTCAAGGTGGTGCGCGCGGCCATCGACGGCCAAGTGCGAGATGCGCAGCGTGGGCAATACCCGCCGAAGCCTGCAGACCTGATTGCGCAGATCGAGGGCGCGGCCGCCAACGATGGCCGGCCAGGTGACGATGAGGCGTGGGCGTGGGCACTCACCAGCATGGATGAGGCGGAGACGGTCATGACGACGCCGGAGATCATGGCCGCCTTCGCCATCGCCCGGCCGGTGCTGGATAGCGGGGACAAGATTGGGGCGCGGATGGCATTCAAGGATGTCTACCAGCGTCTGGTGGCCGAAGCGCGCGCGGCGGGCCGGCCGGCAGAGTGGAATGTGTCGCTGGGCTGGGACCCGGAGAAACGCGATGGGGTGGTGACGAAAGCTGTGGCCGCCGGGCTTCTGCCGGCGCCGACCGTTGCAGTTCAGTTGTCGGCGCCCGCGCGGGCCGAGCCCGAGGGCCTGGAGAAACTACGCGCGGCCGTGGCCAACCTGTTGCCGGCATCGGAGCGGCTGCGCCGGGTGCAGGAACGACGCAACGCGCGGGACCGCGAGCGCACCGAGCAGGCGAAGCGCGACGCGGACGCGATGGTGCGCGAATACGAGGCGGAGCAGTCATGACCGTCACCTGCATCACCTGCGCCAATTTCACCATGAAGCCCCGCACTGGCCCTGCGGAAGCCCATCTCACAGAAAGCGACATCGTGCATGCCAAGGTTGGCATGGGCAGATGCGAACTGGAGACGCTGACATTGAGGTGGACTGCAGCAGAAACCGAACTGGAGTGCGGCAAGCACGTTGCTGTGACGGAAGAACAGGCGGCGGCGCGCCGCGAATGGATTAGGAGCAAGGCATGACCTGGACGCATGATGGCCTAGCTGAGGACCTGGCTGCACATCTCCGCAGCAACACCGACCGCATGGTCTGGACGGACATGCAGCTCGGGGCCGTGCATAGCAGCCGGCCGGATGTCTATGCGCTGCCGAAGAGTTACAGCCGCTTCCAGCCAATTGCTTACGAGTGCAAGGTATCGATGTCCGATTTTCGCTCGGATGTGACCAAGGGCAAGTACACCGACTATCTCGCGTTTGCCAGTGGAGTGGTGTTTGCGTGCCCGGCCGGCCTGCTCAAGAAAGAGGATGTCCCACACGGGGCGGGGTTGATGGTTCGAGGCCCCGATGGGTGGCGGTCGCTCAAGAAGCCGGCATTGATCAAATGCGACACGCTGCCGCGCGATGCGTGGATGAAGTTGCTGATTGACGGCGCGCGCCGTGACATCCAGCGGCAGGAACTGCAAAAGGATCGCGCGTGGCGGTCGCTCAACGAGTATCAGACGCTAGAAAAAATCCGCGCCGAGTTTGGGGCAGTGGTTGCGGCTGCGATCAGCGACCACCGAAACGGGACCACTCATCGGCTGGCCAGCCTCAAGGTCGAGATCATGAAGCAGACGGCGATGCTGGAGGCCGACTTAGCGCACATCGAGGAAAAGCGCCGAGCAGCGCGCAAGCGAGTTGACGATCAATGTTCGGAGCTGCTGTCCGCACTTGCCGCAGTCGTCGGCATGGAGCCGGATGCTGGTCAAGTGTACGAGATGGGCGCGCGCCTGCGGGGCATGATCGCACTGGCGCAAGCCGATACCACGGTGAAGGAACTGCGCAGGATCATCCGTGGGATGCAGCTCGGTTTCAATCAATTTCGAGAAGCCGAGGCGATCATCGATGCGGGACAAGCCGGCGAGAAGGCGGCTGCATGAGCACGGCGATTCGCTGGACACCCGAGCAACTGGCCGCACATCGCGCCCGCGCGCCGCAGCGACAGGCGGCACCGGCCAGGGTCGATCCGATGGCGCGCTTCCACGCGCTAGGGCGCCTACCCAAGGACGCGATGAACAAGACCGAGCGCGCCTATTCCGTCCTGTTGGATGAGGAAAAGCGCCGCGGCGAGGTGATCGACTGGAAGTTTCACGCGATGCGCGTGCGGCTGGCCGACAACACGTTCTACGAAGTGGATTTTCTGGTGCTGCACTCGGACATGCGGCTGGCCATCCATGAAACGAAGGGCGGGTACACCACCGACAAAGGCCAGTTGAAGATCAAGTTGTGCGCGGAGGTATTGCCGTACTTCCGCATGGTGAAGGCGACGAAACTGCCGGCCAAGCAGGGCGGGGGCTGGAAGAGGGAGGAATTCTGATAGATGACGTCATGAATGCATTTGTGCTGGCCGTTGTGATCGCGATGGTGGCGGTCTCGGTGGGGTTCGCGCGATGAAGTGTGCGAACTGCGGTAGCGCCAACCACACGGCGCCGAATTGCCCTTGGACCCGCTGCGTGCGGATTGCGAGGCCGGTATGAACTGTAAGCCGGGAGATATGGCATACATCGTCAACAGCCGGCTATATGGCGGGCGCGTTGTGGAGGTGCTTTACGCAGCCCCGATAGGAGTGAAATTCCGCCTGCCTGATGGCGCTATGCAGGTGCCGCAATATTACGACTGGGTGTGCCGGTTCCCAACTCCAGTCGAGGCTCCGATGTCGAATGGTGCGACTCGAATGACTCACTTCGGAACCGTGCCAGATCGGAAGTTACGTCCCATCGGCGGCGTTCCAGTCCACGATGAGCAGCACGACGAGGTGGTCGAATGAGGCGCGCCATGAGCCGGAAGGAAATCCGGGAAATCATCAGCGACGCTGTGATGTGCACCCCGTTTGATCCCGACCAGTTCAGGGAATTTGGGGCAGCACTAGTTGCGGCGGCGGGGCATCTCTGCGTCGCCGCGCTATGCATCATCCGCCTTGCTTGCCGGGTCATGCGCTTCGCTATCGCCCCGATCTCGATCGCAGTCATTTCCGCCTACTACCGCCGAAAGAGGGCTGCGAGGATTCTGGCGAATCGGCGCGCGCGAATGGAGAGAGGGTGATGGCCGGCACGAAGAAGCCCCGCAAGGCCCATCGCCCGCGCGAGATCCGCAACGACATCCCGGCGTTGCTGTTCGAGAGCGATCAGCCGTTGCCGGACCACCAGCGCGCCAGCATCCTGATCGCTGCCCATGCTTCGGTGTCCGCACTCGCGCGCGGCAGCGCCACGAAAGATGACTGGCACACCATCGTCAACGCCATGAACGCATCTCAAGTCTTATGCGAAGGTGCTGGCAACAAGGAAGTGGGCTTGACCGTCGTCCACGCAGCCCAAAACGCCATGATCGAAGTCGGTGAGCGCTGCAAGCACATCGGCAGGTTGGGCGTCTCGGGCGATGGGTTGCGCGCGATCAACGAGGCAATGGCGCTTTACGAGCAGTTGCTGGAGACGGTGACGAAGCGGCAATTCACGACCGCAATCAAAGAGGCCGACCGCCGCATCAAGGCCGGCAATGTGGTGCGGTTGAAGCGCGAGGGAACTCGCAGGATGAGCGCGGCCGGGCTGGCCGCGTAACCAAGGAGAAATGAAATGTCTGCGCAAATCGAAATGCCGAAGTACAAGTGCCACAAGGAAGTGTGGGCGCTGAAGATCGCGGAGGTGCTGGACCCTGCCGCTGCATCTGGAAACGAGAGCGACGGAAGTCGCATCTTGATCTTCGAGGACAAGGCATATGCGCCCATCGCCATCGATGCGGGATACGTGCGTAAGCACAAGCCCGTAGAAGGCGGCTACCTCGTGGTTTATGAGGATGGTTATCGCAGTTTCTCTCCTGCCGAGGCCTTCGAGGGCGGCTACACGAAGATCGTCGGCAAGCCTGAGGTCATTGGCATCCCCGCATTTCCCTGTGCTGCCTTCTGGGTAACGGGCGTCCCGGAATTCGATGATCTGGCACCGGCGGAGATGCTGGCAGGAGCACCGTTCCGTGAGCGTACCGAGCCCCTGACGAAGTTCCAGTGGGCTCACCTGCACAAGCCATTCCAAGAACGCTTCACGCGCGTCCGAGCGGAAATGGAGCGCGTCCAAGATGTCTGAACTCGATCAAATCGAGGCGTCCGCCCGCGCCGCCGGCTATGAGACGCGCCGCTACCGCGTGCGTGAACTGGAGGTCGTTCATATCGGGGTGGGCGACCAGTGGGCGCTGTTCGACCCTCGCCGAAGCGACGTGGATGCCCTCAGGCTGATGGTCGACTGCCGCCTCAACGTCGGCGTGGGCGAGCGTAGGGTGACTGCCACCGCCTACCCCGGAGGTGTGGCGCTGACCGTCATCGAGGATGCCGGGGATAACCGCGCGGCAGCTACCCGCATCGCAATCACGCGCGCTGCCGAGGCTTTGTATCTGCACAGGCAGGCAAAGGGGCAAGCGTAATGGAAGATGGTGATATGTACGGCGAGGGCGTCATGACGGTCGCGGCCGAATGGTTCGCGTGGCGCCCGGTCCGTCTCGGCGCCGGGCGCTGGGCATGGCTTCAGCGGGTGAGGAGGATCAGAACGAAGGCTTTGTGGCGCGAGTGCTGCACCACCTACCAGCCGATTGAGTGACCGAAATCCACCGCGAATTCATCCTCCGCGGCCGCGCCGACTGGCAAGAGGTGGTGGCCACCGTCCGGGCAGCGGGCCCGGCGATGGCGAAGCGGGGCACACCGCTGCGCCTGGTCTTGGTCGACGGGGCACAAGACAGGCTGGAGGAGCAGGTGAAATTCTATTGGTCGGCGGTGATCGAACCCATCGCCGAGCAGGTGTGGATCGGCGGCCGGAAGTTCTCGGCGAAGGCATGGCACGTCGAGATGAAGGAACGCTTCCTGCCGGTGCACGAGATGCGCATGCCGGACGGGACGGTAAGGATGGTGGCGCCATCGATCGCGCGCGGCGAGATCACAGTGGGCGCCATGTCAGAGTACACAAAGAAGGTAGCCGCGCATGCCGCGAGCGAACTAGGGGTGCAGTTTGATTAACCCGGGTCCCTTTCAGGGGCAGGAAGATGGGCGTACATGCCAAGCGGCGCGCTGCCTGGGAGGCGGCGGGCCAGTTGACATTGCAGTTGGAGGTCCGGGCGCGGACGCACCGCGAGCGGATACTGGAGGTGCTGGCCGGCAGCGATGATTTTCTCGTCGGCCAGGAGGTGGCGAGGCGGGCCGGGCTGCCGTACAAGCCGGCACTGGACGCGCTGACCTACCTGTACAACGATGGGAAGATCGCGCGGCAGGGGCGAAAGTTCACGGCGCGGTGGGGGCGTATGGGGCTGCTGAAACGAGATGTGGGGTTCACGGGGCTCGAGGGGTTTTTCCGCAGTCTGGCCGGAGTCGAATAGCCGTGGTCGTCTAAAATTGAGCCTGAGAGGCATGTGAACGGCCAATGCGCGCACCTAGGTACGTGGTTGCACCTCCAGGCCTCTCCCTCAAACGACATGGCTTACGTGTAAAGCTGATAATATGGGCATATATCAGCATTATTTGGCGTGAAGTCATGGCATTTTTCCCTCCCGAGTATTCACCGAATCGAGTCCGCAATTCCGGCAAGAGCATTGCCGCCGGTAAGGCCTCGGAGGAGGACTGGGCCGTCTTGAATAACTGGCGGAACAGCCATGCCTACGTCCTGAACACATTTCAAAATAATCTGCGCAGGCACATCGGTGCGCGACCTGTCACATTAGCGCAGCGCCTCAAGCGGAAGAACACGATCATCGATAAGCTAACAAGTGGGCGAGCGAAAGACTTATCGACGATGCATGATCTGGCCGGTTGCAGATTAATCTTTGAAACGATCGATGATCTTGAGGGTTTTCGCAAAATCGTGCATCGGTCCCGTGCTCGGCACAAGTATGTGAGCGATGGTAGATACGACTATCTATCTAACCCGAAGCCCACCGGTTATCGTGGGCGTCATGATGTGTTTACCTACCAAGTTGATTCATCAGAAGGAGAGTTATATAACGGGCTGCGGATCGAGATTCAGTACCGCACTCGAGTCCAGCACGCTTGGGCCACTGCAGTCGAGATTAGCGATTTTATCGAGCGGACGCGCGTGAAGTTTGACCGCGGAGCCGACCCGAGGCGTGAGCGACTGTTTGTCTTAGCGAGCGAGTTCCTCGCAAGATGCTTTGAGCAGCGCACTGGGCCATTGCCAGAACTTACCAACAATCACCTGATCGGCGAACTCTCTGCCCTAGAGGATGACATGCGCATCCTGCATAGGCTTGCTGTCTTAGATATGGAGAGGACGGACATCCCGCGGGGGAAGAACGTCGTCTTGCACTTCTCACAAGACAGGCTGGTTGCTGAAACGTTTAGGTCGACACGGGGGGCACTGCACAGACGTGATCAGATTGAATTTCATAATCCTGAAGACGATGTGGTCTACGTGCGAGCTTCGAAGCCAGGCGAAGTAGCCACAGCCTTCAGGAACTACTTCAAAGATACCAAGGATTTTGTGGAGATGATGCGGGAGAGCGGTATAAGCCTCTAGGAGCCCACTCGAATAGCACAGGTATCCATACACTCGTCTCAGTCTATAGTTGATTGAGGCGAGCATGTCCCGATTCTCCGATAAGAGTAATGCGCTGCAAGACCGCTTGCGCATGGCCATCTGGCTGCTGTTCGGCCTGGCCTTCTATATCGCGGTGCTGCTGATCGACGGCACCCGATTCCCGACCGTGCAGGTCACGCTCCAGAAGCTGGGCCACGTCACCACGTTCGCGTGGGTGGGCTACTGGATCGCTCGGCAGGCGCTGGGCCGTATCTTCTCGGGCAGCAACGCCCAAGACAAGCTCGCGCGCGCCATCGTCATCGGCTGCGTGATCATCGCTGGCTTGACGGGGCTCTGATCATGGCAAAGATTCTCTCATTCCTCCGCTTCTTCCTCCACCCGGTCGCGCTCACCATCGATTTGATGGTCTTGCTCATGTGGCTGGCCATCGGTCTGATCGGCACCCCGGCAAGTAGCGGCCGCCCGTACACGTGGACCATCCCGGCGGCGCTTCTGGTTGTCCTGCTGACGCTGTTCTTGCTCGGGCGCTGGGCCGGGCGGCTGGCGGAGCGCGAGCGGGCGCGGAAGATCCGCGACGCCGAGATCGCCCGCGCGAACGCCGTGCAGAAGGTCGGGTTGCTGATGGACTATGCCCTGCTGGATCGCCTTTACCAAGCAGCCGAAGCCCAGCCGGAACAGCAGGAGCCGCCAGTAGCCCCCGCCGAAGACCTCGCATTGCCTGCCAACACGGAACTGACGCTGCCGGCTGGCGATCCCGTAGATTGGCGGCCGCGGATCGGCACCACCGTCATCCACAAGGGCTACATCACCAACGGCGCCGACGAGCACCCGGCCATGATCACCCGGGTACACGGCGTGGGCGAGGGCGCTCTGGTCAACGTGACCGTGTTCCCTGACATGCAGTCGCCTAAGGTCTACGCCAGCATCCCGGTCTACACCAGCCGCAAGGCCGCTCGCGAAGCCTTGGCCGGCCCGTCGCGCGCCAACGGCTACGCTTATTTTCCCAATGGAGATTGACAGATGGTCGGAATCGAAATGCCGAAGTACAAGTGCCACAAGGAAGTGTGGGCGCTGAAGATCGCGGAGGTGCTGGACCCTGCCGCTGCATCTGGAAACGAGAGCGACGGAAGTCGCATCTTGATCTTCGAGGACAAGGCATATGCGCCCATCGCCATCGATGCGGGATACGTGCGTAAGCACAAGCCCGTAGAAGGCGGCTACCTCGTGGTTTATGAGGATGGTTATCGCAGTTTCTCTCCTGCCGATGCCTTCGAGGGCGGCTATACGAGGATATGACTATGACCATCCATAACAAGGAAATCGTCCGATTGGCCATCCAGCATCTGGGGGCAAAGGAACAGGGTAGCGCTTCGTATGAGATCGCCGCATATGCACTCCAGCAGGCGATGGGTGGCACGCATCGCGAGGTACTTGGGCAACTGGTGATGCATGGCCCCATATATGACGGCGACGTGATCTCGAAGTCGGCGCGCGATGACTTGATCCATTGGGGCCTTGCGCAGCGTGCCTGTGTCAATGGTCAGCAAGGGTTCACGGCCGCGAACTACTGCGGCTGGGATGTTCTGCGCGCCGGCAGTCGATAGGAGTCAGCCGATGAGCACCCGCGCATCCCACGCCAGCCGGACGGCCGCCCCCGCCAACCCCAAGGCGTGGATGCGCCGTGGCGCCATCGTCGCGCTGCTGATCCTGGCCGAACTCTACCTGCTCGCGGCGCTCGCCTGCGCCCAGATCCCGCCGGCAGCGAACCAGTACCGCCAGGCCATCGCCCGTGAGACGGCTTTCCGCTTCGGCGTGACCGGCCCGGTGCCGGTGGTTGCCGCCCAGATCATGCAGGAGAGCAAGTTCAACCCGCTGGCGCGCAGCCAAGTGGGCGCCCAGGGGCTGATGCAGTTCATGCCGAGCACGGCGGAATGGGCTGGCCAGGCCGGGGTGGACGGCCCGGTGCAGCCCCTGAACCCGCAGTGGAGCATCCGCGCCGGGGTCTGGTACGACCGCTGGCTGTACGACCGCGTGAAGGTGGCTGAAACCGAGTGCGACCGCTGGGCATTCGCCCTGAGCGGTTACAACGGCGGCCTGGGCTATGTGTACAAGCGCCAGAAATTGGCCGCGCGCCCAGGCAGTTGGGCGGAGACGGGACAGATCAACCCTGGCATTCACCCGGCAAACCAGCGCGAGAACCAAGCCTACCCGCACCAAATCCTGGGCCGCTGGCAGCCGTTGTTCAAGACCTGGGGCCGTCCGGTCGCGTATCCATGCTGAGCCGCATCCTCTCAATCCCCCTCTGGAAGGCCCTCGCGCTCATGACCATTGCATTTCTGGTCGGCTCCGCGGGCGGCATGCTGTACATGGCCATGCACCAATCCGCCCAGGCCGGCGCCGTGAAGACCGTCGAGAAAGTAGCCACCCAGGCCGTGCAGGTGGCGGACGCCGCGCAGGTCAAACAACTCCGGCAACAACTCGCCGCGGCAAAGAGCGAAGCGGCGACCTTCCAATCTCAACTCGCGGAGGCCGCCAGTGCGAATCCTGCCCCTACTGCTTGCCGCCTCCCTGATGGGTTGCGGGACGACCTTAACCGTTAGGTTCCCGCCAGTCCCGACGGAACTCAAACAGCCGTGCGGCAGCGCCATTTTCCAGCCGCTCACCACGGCTGACCAGTACGACCTGGCCGCCCGCTTGGGAGAGGCAAAGGAGTACGGCAAATCCTGCTCCGCCCGCTTCGACCGCCTGCTTGACGCCGTGAACGCCCGAGAGGCCCTATCCCTGGAGATCACCCGATGAGCGAGCAGGACCCCCAAGCCCAGACGCACACCGAGTCCGCGGCCCTGATCGTCTACCGCCTGAGCCAGATCGAGAGGACGCTGGCAAGCCTGGTGGAGCAGAACGCCAGGCTGATCACCCTCGAGCAAAGGCTACTGGAAACCCGGGAGGCCCTGGACCGCGCCTTCAAGGCCCAGAAGGAACACGACACCCGCGTCCGCGCGATCGAGGCGGACATGCCGACCTTGCGCATGGTCCGAGGCTGGGTGATCGCCGGCATGCTGGCCGTGATCGCCGCCTCCGGGACGGTGGTGATGGACACCATCCGCAAGTCCAGCCTGCCGCCGCCCACCGCATTGCAGCAACCCCGCACCGGCTGACCGCCGACCAACCAAGAACAGGAGCCCACCGTGAGCAAGCCCGGCCCGCCCTCCGATAAGAGGCGCCGCGTGGAACCCGAAGCCGCCCCGGTCAAGCCGGTGACGAAGAAGACTGCCGCCCGCAAGCCAGACACCAGGAAGCGGCCGGCTGGCAAGAAAGTGCCCAAGGTCCAGAAGGCGACGATCAAGCGCGCTCCTGGCCCGGAGGTGCTGACGGAGAAGCAGTTGCGCTTTGTCGACGAGTACATCGTTGACCTGAACGGGACGCAGGCTGCCATACGCGCCGGATACAGCACACGAACGGCCCGGACCATCGCGGCGGAGAACTTAACGAAACCGTCTCTGGTGGCGGCTATCCAGGCTGCTATGGACGCGCGCTCGGAGCGGACGCAGATCACTGCCGACCAGGTGCTCAAGCGCTGGCATCAGATCGCCTTTGCGGACGCCAATGACCTGATCGAGTATCGGCGCGTGTGCTGCCGTAACTGCCACGGCGTCGATCACCACTACCAGTGGGTCGACGAAGCCGAGTATCAGCGCGTCTGCACCGGCCTCTTGGCCGAGGCTGACCCGGAAGGCCCGCCGCCAGCTCTGCCGACGGATGCGGGTGGCTACGGTTTCAACGCCAAGGCCGACCCGCACGAGGATTGCCCGGAATGCAACGGCGAGGGGCACGGCGTGCCGTTCATCCACGACACCCGCAAGCTCAAGCCAACAGCTCGTGCGCTCTACGCTGGCGTCAAGCTGACCAAGGATGGCATCGAGGTCAAGATGCAGGACCAGTCCAAGGCCCTTGAGAACATCGCGCGGCACCTGAAGATGTTCGTGGACAAGAGCGAGATCGAAGTCACCAAGCGGCCGGCCGACATGACGGACGAGGAACTGGAGGCCGCTATCCTTGCGAAGCAGGAGGCGCTTCGGCAATCCGCTGACGAATGAGCAAGGTCGCCGCGAGCGCGCTGGCCACCGTCCAGCCGTCCAGCCTTACCCGTGAGCAGAAGCTGGAACTGCTGGCTCTGCTGGATGAGAAGACGCATCGCTGGGCCAGGCGGAAGATGCTCGGCCTGTTCCCCGAAACAGGCAAGTTCAACCGGTTTCTCTACCCGAAGCACCTGCAGTTCTTCGAGGCAGGCGCCGCCTATCGCGAGCGCTGCTTCATGGCCGGCAACCGGATCGGGAAGACCGAGGGCGGTGCCTATGAGGTCGCCTGCCACCTGACCGGCCGCTATCCGGACTGGTGGACGGGGCGGCGCTTCTTCAAGCCCGTGCGGTTCTGGGCAGCAGGCAAGACAAACGAGACGACACGCGACATCGTTCAGGCGAAATTGCTGGGCGAGATCACCCATGCGAGCGGGCGCAAGGGCGTCACCGGCACGGGGATGATCCCGGGCGACGACATCGGCATGATCACCTGGAAGCAGGGCGTGCCGGATATGGTCGACACGGTGAAGATCAGGCATGCGTCTGGCGGGTGGTCGCGGCTGGGCCTCAAGAGCTACCAGCAGGGCCGCGGGTCATTCGAGGGCACGGAGCAGGATGGTGTCTGGCTGGACGAAGAGCCGCCCATCGACATCTACGGTGAGTGCCTGATCCGGACGGCCACCACCGGCGGAATCATCTTCATCACGTTCACGCCGCTCGAGGGCATGAGCGAGACGGTGATGGCCTTCCTGCCAAACGGGTTGCCGGAGGCGAAGGACGCGGTCGCCTCGCGCGTCAGCGACTCGAAGTACCTGGTGATGGCTGGCTGGGACGACGTGCCGCACTTGGACGAGAAGACCAAGCGCGAACTACTCGATGCCACGCCGCCATACCTCCGCGAAGCCCGCTCGAAGGGATACCCCGTGCTCGGCTCCGGCCGGATATTCCCGGTCGACGAGGAAACCATCAAGGTGCCTGCCTTCACCCTGCCGGATTCCTGGCCGCGCCTGTGCGCCCTGGACTTTGGCTGGGATCACCCCAGCGCGATGGTCTGGATCGCATGGGATCGGGACAACGACATCATCTACGTCTATGACTGCTTGCGCGTTCGGGAAACCACGCCGGAGCAGCAGGCGCCCATGATCCTCTCGCGCGGGGATTGGGTGCCCGTGGCGTGGCCACACGACGGGCTGAACACCGAGAAGGGCAGCGGCGAGCAGCTGGCCGAGCTGTACCGCAAGGCGGGTGTGAACATGCTGTGGGAGCGTGCGCAGTACGAAGAAACAGGCACGGAGGATGGTTCCAAGGTGTCACGCTCGAGCGTCGAGGCCGGGTTGATGGACATGCTCACCCGCATGCAGACCGGGAAATGGAAGGTCTTTGCCCATCTGCACGACTGGTTCCAGGAGTTTCGGCTGTACCACCGCAAGGACGGGAAGATCGTCAAGCTGAAGGACGACCTGATGTCAGCCAGCCGCTACGGGACGATGACGCTCCGTTATGCCGCCACGCCGCCCGTACCGACTCGAATTGATTCCCGACGCCGAGAATACGACTGGCGCGCCGGCTGAGGCGGCGCCTGGAGATTCCCGCATGCCGATTGGCGACATCCAACTGTCGAGCGCTTCAATGTCCCGCGACGAGCAGCAGCCCGCCGCGGTCGGTGCCGGCCGTGTCGACGGGGACATCGAGCGCAGCGACAAGCTACCCGACGAACTCAAGGACGAGGCTCTGAGCCGCGAGCAGGTTGAGAACTTCCTCTACGAGATCAAACACCAGCCGGGCTGGCGCCGCGAGGCGGACAAGTGCGCCGACTACTACGATGGGAACCAGCTGGATGCGAAGACGCTGGAAATCCTCCAAGATCGCGGCCAACCGCCCCTGATCACGAACCTGATCAAGCCCACCATCGACACGGTGTTGGGTATGGAGGCAAAGACCCGCACCGACTGGCTGGTCCGGGCAGAAGACGACGGCATTGCCACGCCCGATATGGCGGAGGCGCTGTCCCTCAAGCTCAAGCATGCCGAGACGGAGACGCGCGCGGACCGCGCATGCTCGGACGCCTATGCCGCGCAGTGCAAGACTGGCGTGGGCTGGGTCGAGGTGTCGCGCGAGTCCGACCCCTTCAAGTTTCCGTACCGCGCCAAGTACGTGCATCGCCGCGAAATCTCGTGGGACTGGCGCTCCACGGAATCCGACCTCAGCGACGCCAAGTGGTTGATCCGCCGGCGCTGGATGGATGTCGATGCAGCGATTGCCAAGATGCCCGAATACGCCGGGCTGCTGCGCCAGTGCATCAGCGGCTGGGCCGGCTTCGATCCGGTCTTGTCCGAGAACACCGGGCTAGCGAACTCGTTCATGAACGAGCGCGATACCCGGCTTGAGGAGCAAGACTGGCGCGACACGTTCCGCCGGCGCGTCTGCCTATACGAAATCTGGTATCGGAAATGGGTGTCCGGCTACGTCATCCGTCTGGCCAACGGCCGCGCCATCGAAGCCGACTTCAACAACCCGAAGCACACTACCGCCATCCTGGCCGGCGCGGTCAAGGTCGAGAAGCGAATCTTCGAGCGGATCCGGCTGGCGTGGTACTGCGGGCCGCATTTCCTCTATGACGTGCCGAGCCCGTACAAGCACGGCATGTTCCCCTATGCGCCGTTCTTCGGCTTCCGGGAAGACTTGACCCTCTCGCCGTATGGCCTTATCCGGGCCATGATCAGCCCGCAAGACGAGATCAACGCGCGGAAATCGAAGAACCTTTGGTTGCTGAACAGTCGGCGCGTGATCACGACAGCCGATGCAGTCAAGGATCATGATGTCGTCCGCCGGGAGGCGGCTCGCCCGGATGCCTACATCATCCTCGAGCCAAGTAAGCCCAACAGTCGATTCGAACTCAACGTGGGCGGCGAACTAGCGGCCCAGCAGTTCCAGGCCATGCAGGAGGCGAAGCAGGAGATCGCCGAATCCTCCGGCATCCACAAGGCCATGATGGGCCAGAACTCGTCCGCCAACTCGGGCCTGGCGATCAACTCGCTGGTGGAGCAGGGGCTCAACACCCTCGGGGAAACGAACGACAACTACCGCTTTGCCCGCCGCATGGTCGGGGAAATGCTGTTCTCCATGATGCTGGAGGACATGGAGGGGCGGGAAATTCAGGTGCCGGTCGGTGATGGCAAGCGCAAGCGCATCATCGTGCTGAACCAGCGCGCGGTCGATCCGGAAACGGGCCAGCAGACGGTCGTCAACGACACCTCGCGCGTGCGCGCCAAGGTCGTGCTGGACGATATTCCATCGTCGCCCACGTTCCGCGTGCAACAGGGGACGATGCTCTCCGAACTCGCGAAGGGACTGCCGCCCCAACTGCAGGCCGTGTTGGTGCCGTATTTGGTCGACTACTTCGACATTCCGAACAAGCAGGAAGTCATCGACCAACTGCGCCAAACCGTGGGCGTGATGGACGAGGCCCAGCAACAGCAGGCCGCGCAAGCGCAAGCCGCCCAGCAGCAGGCGATGGAAACCATGCAGAAGCGCATGGCCACGCTCGAGGCGGCGCTGACCGCGGCCAAGGTCAGGTCGGAGAACGCCAAGGCCGACAAGCTCGAAGCCGAGGCGGACAACGCCCGCATGCCGCAACCCGCCAACCAGCCGAGTGAATTCGCATGAGCATCCCAACCTGCGCAGTCAGCGTCAAACTGTATGACCAGAACGCCCAGGCCGTGGCCGGCGCGTCGATCACGGCCCAACTCGACCGGTACGAGATCCATGATGGATTCGTGGTCCCGCAGCTCGTCGAGGCGGTGACGGACGAATTTGGGGAATGCACGCTGAATCTGTGGCCCAACTCGCTCGGCTCGCAGTCCTCGAACTACAAGATCAAGGTCCAGCCGACGGACGCCAAGGGCTACAGCACCATCGCAATGGTGCCGGATGCGCCCACGGCAAACTTGTCGGAGATCGCGCAACTGCCGGAGATTCCGGGCAAGAGCGACTTTCAGGACTTCTTCGAGCAGGCGCAAGGCCTGGCCCAGGATCTGGTAGACAGCGCCAACGCGGCCAAGATCGCCGCGCAGGCAGCGCAGGCCGCCGCCGAAGCCAGTGCTACGGCGGCGGCCGACAGAGCGACGGAAGCCGGCCAGCAGGCTGCGGCTGCGCTGGCTTCCTCCCAATCAGCACAGCAGAGCGCGAACGAAGCGGCGGCTTCGCTGGTGAATGTCGCGGCGCAGGTCTCGGCGACGGCGGCCAGTGCCACCGCAGCCGCCGCGAGCGCCGACATGGCGACCACGAAGGCGGGAGAGGCGTCGGCGAGTGCGACTGCCGCCGCCGGCTCGGCCACGGCGGCATCGACCAGCGAAGGGTACGCCAGCGCCTCGGCCTCAGCGGCTGCGGGGTCGGCGACGGCGGCCAGCACCAGCGCTGGCACCGCCACGACCAAGGCGGGGGAGGCAGCAGCCAGCGCCACCGCTGCGGCTGGTTCCGTCACTGCAGCCGCGACTCAGGCCGGCACGGCCACCACGCAGGCGGGAAACGCTGCCGCGAGCGCTACGGCGGCTGCGGGCAGTGCAACAGCAGCCGGGACGAGCGCGACGGCAGCGGGGGCGGCTCAGGTGGCGGCGGAGGCAGCGCGCGATCTGGCGCAAGGGTATGCCAATGTCGGCGCGCCGACCGTGGTCAAGCCCGGCGATGCGAGTCTGACGACCGGGCGAGTGCGCAACACCGTTGTCATCTATAGCCAGACCACCACCGCGACTCGAACGGTGACGCTCAATGCGACAGACCCGGCTCTTGGCGATACCGTCCATGTGATTCGTGCCGCGGGCGGATCGAGCGTCCAGTTACTCGATAGCGTGGGTGGATGGATGAGGTCGCTCGCTGTCGGGCAATTTGCAGATGCCGTCTATGACGGTACGGCCTGGGTTCTCATCGGCTTTGGCAGCGTGTAACCATAACCACCACGGATAGAACCTCGATGGAAACTGACCACCTCATCCTGCGAGAGGACGTGCTTCGAACCGTGACGGTGTCGGAGCAAGAAGCGAATCTCAAGTACCTGGAGCAGAAGGCAATCGAGCAGACCACGACGGCAGAAGAACATGCCGATGCCGCGGATGCGGCCCAGGTCGCGGCGGCGCAGGCTCAGGCCGTGGCCATTGCGAGCGCTACGGCTGCGGCGCAGGCAAAGAGCGATGCGGCAGCCAGTGCCACCCAGGCAATAAGCGCGAAGCAGGTGGCAGAGGCGGCGCGCGATACCGCTGTGTCCGGGGCAGATACCGTCGTTGCGAGGGCTGCCGAGGCGGCGGAAAGCGCTGGCGTCGCGAGCGGCGCGGCAGCAAGTGCCCTCACTGATGCGGAGACGGCGGCGACGCAAGCAGGAACTGCGACTGCGCAGGCAGGGATCGCAGCAGCACAAGCTGGCGTTGCAGCTATGCAGGCTGGTAGTGCGGCTGCAAGCGCAGTCGTTGCACAAACGGCTGCCGACCAAGCCTCTGCCGTAGGAAACACCTATATCGACATTGCTTCCGGCCTTGCTGCGACCGTCAGCGGCAAGAGTTTCGCCGTCTTCAGCGGGGACTACGTGAATGTGTACAAGAACAATTCTGGCGTAGCTATCTTGCTCGGACAATATTACGCAGCCCCGCACATTGATGCATCAATGCCGCCAGGTTATGAGAAATGCGGCCGACTTCATGCTTTCATTGATGGCGCAGGGAATGATGTCGGAGGATGGGATTTGGATGGTCATCTGTATACCGGAGCCATTCCTCAGGTCGATGTCAAAGCGGACACGGCTTACACGCGCTCGCAGACTACTTTCCCCTATACAACAAAGGCCCTCGGCTTCTCGCTGCGCGGGACCAGTCGATTCGCGCCGGCATCCATCGGAGCCATCGGCAACAGTATTGCCGGGCAGTCAGGTAAGCCAACGGACATAGGTGGCACGCAGTGGAAGGCAAAGGGCCTGCTTCAGGCTATATCGGCCTACTATGGGCAGGCGGTCTACGTTAAGGAGGATGCCATCTTCGCGCGCGGGGGCAAGTATGCAACCCACATCCGCAACGCCCTCCTGCACCTTCCTGATACCGGCGAAACGGTCCCGGCTGTCTTCGATTGGAACACGACTTTTGACCCGGATAGGCTGGCAGATTACACATTCCTGCACCTGTTCGAAAACGATGTGTTGAGTGCGGAGGCTTGGGGCGATTCTCTGGCGGCCGCAACGCAGATTATCGAGGCAACGCGACATCGCACACGACTGATCGTCTGCGACATTCTGATGAGCAATGCGTGGACCGCCGCCACTGCAGACAAATACAGTTACTTGAATGGGCAGTTGCAGACGTTGGCGGTCCAATACGGCCTGACTTTCGTCAAGGTCAGCGACTATTGGCAAGACACCTCCGTCGCCTACCCGAAGGGGCTCTCAACTGGCAACTGGATCGACACCATTCACCCAACTCCGAAGGGAGCCCTTGCATTGTCGCGCGATAGACTGGTGCCCGCAATGGATCGGGCCCTGAGCCTGACGAATCCGCTGAAGAAGACAGCGCGACTTGCGAACGTTACGCAGGCCTGGCAGGCCATGACGAACTTCATTTCCAACTGGAAGCTGTCTGGCACTGCTGGCACGGTAGGAGCCGGGGTAACGGGAACGGTTCCGGACGGCTGGAATGCAACCAACTATGTGCCGTCCGGCAGCGGCGGTACCGTGATTTCCGCCGTGGCGCGCGCTGATGTGTCGGGCGCATTCTGGCAGCAGCTGCACTACACCTCAACGAGCGGCAGTGGCGATACCGGACTCAATATCACCGTCCCGCTCCCTGCCGGCGTTGTGGCTGGGGACGAAATCGAACTGATCTGCGACGTCGATATGGACAATGCCCCGGTGGGCTTCCGAGGGGTGACAGTCCAGATCCGCCAGTCCGGCACTTTCTACGGCAGCGGGAATTTGCAATCCTTCGAGGTCGACACGGAACTTCCCATCCAGGGGCGCCGAGACAAGTCGAACCGGGTCGTGGTTGGTGCGGGCGTCACGTCCGTCGATTTGTACATCAAGGCCATTGCCACGCTGGCGAGTACTGCGGTGGATTTCACTGTGCGGTTCAGCTTGCCGGTGCTGCGCAAGGTGGAGGAATAAGCGATGACCGTATTTAAGACCAATTCAGTCGCTAACAACTTCGCGGGCAGCAAGCTGTACCCAATCGGCGGTATGACACCGAGCACGGTGTTTTGGTACGCTGCCGCGAACAAGGCGTCATGGCCACGACAGGCCGCGCCGCAGAGCGGCGATGTGTGGGAAAATCTTGTTTCGCCCGGCACTGGCGATGCGACGTTCACAACTCCAGGCGCTTTCACCTGGGATGCCGGCAGCGGCTTCACCACGCCGCCGCTTGGCACCACGGAAAAGATCATCCTGAATGGCGGCGCCGGCCTGGCGAACCAGACGAAGTTTCTGGCGATGGTGCATTTCGTGCACCGCGCACAGGATGTGGGGCAAGCGTCTGGCGATCACCAAATTCTGGACGCCGGGAATCTTGTACAACTCAGCTATAGAAAATCAGATGGGTCGTTCCGTGCATACTCGGGCATCAGCTCGACTGGGGCGGCCTTGGTGCTCGCGGCCCCGGTAGTTGGCACGGAATACATGCTCCATGTCGCCTATGACCCCGCCACAAAGAAAATGAGTTTTTACGTCAACGGGGCGACTCCAGAGGTGGCGTCGATGACGTTTGGTGGAACGGCTCCGATCAACCCGGATCCCACCGCGCAGGTTCTGTCACTAGGCAAGACCACTCCATCGTCTGTCGCGCAATATTGCGGAACCTACAAGGCCGCCGCTTACGATACCCTGGCATCGGGGGGCGATGTAGCTACTCTCGTGAAGGCGGCGTGGGCGAGTCGATAGATTGGGTGTCGCCCCATATAAGCTCGCATCGAGCGGGCTTTTCATTCCCCGCCGACCAAGCTCGAATTACTCACCACGCCATAGCATCAAATCAACCCAAAGGTCGGTTTCTTCCTGAGTTGCCACGATAGCCAGACTGGTCCAATGGGGAAAGCCTCACAGCCACCGTCGGGTGGCTTTTTCACGCCATCAAGGAACAGGCTATGCGCAAGTACCTGCTGAACCTTCTCATCGCCATCGACCAAGGCGCCAACACCCTGCTTGGCGGCGACCCCGACGAAACGATCTCCAGCCGGGCCGGCAAGGGACAGGCAGAGGGCAAGCGCTGGGCTTGCGTGCTTTGCCGCTTCCTCGACTGGTTCGAGCGAGGCCACTGCACCAAGTCCATCGAGCGCAATGAGGGCGCCGACGCCGTGGTCACGGATTGAGGCCACAACTGGCCGACTCGAATTGCTCCACGCGCAATAGCATCCACATCAACCCAGCACGGTAGCCGTGCCGCCCGGATAGGCGGACCGTGACATGGATTGAACCTCGCAGCCAACGCGATACGTGGAGTGGAGTGGAATGGAAATTGACCTGAGCAACGCAAGCCCCGAGGAACTTCTGAAGGCCTATGAGGTCGCCGAAAGCGGAGCGGAACTGGCGACAGCCAGCGCAACCGCTACCGTAGCGACCGAAGTGAAGCCGGACGAGGCAGCCAAGGCGGCGCAGGAAGCCGCCGATGCCGCAGCAGCGAAGGCAGCCGAAGAGGCAGCCGAGGCTGCGAAGAAGGCGGCAGGGGAGGCAGCGAAGGTCGAGACGACGCAGGAGAACGAAGGCAACGTGGAAGGCGTACTTGCCCGCGACGGCAAGAATGTCATCCCGTTTTCGGTGCTGAAGAGTGAGCGTGACCGGGCGGCCCGGGCCGAGCAATTGGCCAAGGAAGCATCGGACAAGATCGCCGCGCTCGAAGCGCAGCTTGCCGCAGGGAATCAAGGGGCGAAATCTGGTGAAGGCGCCCGCACCACCGAGGCAGCACCCGAAGCCGATGCAATGACGCCCGAGGAGTTGGAGGCCTTCAAGGAAGACTTCCCGATCCAGTACAAGGCCTACATGGCGCAGCAAGCGACCATCAAGGCCTTGAGGGCACAGCACCAGCAGGTCGAGCAGGACAGGCAACAGCAACAGGTCGAGCGCCAGCGCACCCAGGCAGAACAGGTCCGGGATGCCATCGACGCGACGCCAAAGCTGGCGCATATCCAAGCCACCGACCCGGATCGGTTCGCAACCGCCCAGCGCTTCGACGCTGTGCTGCGAGAAGACCCGAAGTGGGCCGAAAAGCCCCTGGCTGAGCGCTTTGCCGAAGTGGTCAAGCTCGTCGAGACGACGCACGGCGCAATCGAAATCCCGGGCGCGAAAACCAACCCTCCGCAGAAATCGCCGGAAGAGTTGCGCAAGGAAGCGGAGGCCGTGGCCGCCGCGTCGGCAAAGAAGACCGTGCCGACCTCCATGTCCGACTTCCCGGCCGGTGCTGCGCCGGCGAACAGCGAGAAAGAAGCCTTGGAGGGTATGACCACCCTCCAACTGGCGGACAAGTTCGCAAAGATGTCGCCCGAGCAGCAGGAAGCCTATTTCAGCTCTCTCTGATCGAGGAAGACCATGACGACCAGCATTCCCTACGGCAGCCCCCTCGCCGCCAAAGTGTACGGCGTGGGCCTGTTCTCCCGCGTGCAATCCGCACCGGGCTTCATGAACCTGCTTTCGGGCGAAATGCCCAAGGAAGGTTCGTTCGCCTCCAAGGCCAAGGGGCAGACCAGCCCCGACTATCCCATCGTGAAAGCGGGAGACCTGGCGAAGGCCGCCGGCGACACCGTGACGGTGGACCTGTTCAACCCGCTGCAAGGCAAGCCGGTGATGGGCGACAAGCGCGTGGCCGGCAAGATGATGGGCCTCACGTCGTCGACGATGGAGGTGTCCATCAACCAGACCCGCGGCGGCGCCGACAGCGGCGGCAAGATGACGCAGAAGCGCACCAAGCACAATCTGCGCGGCATCGCGATGGCCGGCTTGCAGGGATGGGCGCAGCGACTGGAAGACCAGACCTCGCTCGTGCATCTCGCCGGTGCGCGCGGCGACCAGATCACCAGCGACTGGGTTGTGCCCTTTCAGAACGACGGCGAGTTCGCGGAAATCCTGGTGAACCCGGTGAAGGCGCCGACCAAGAACCGCTACTACGCGGCCAACGACGCGACCAGCCCGGCGGACATCGGCACCAACGATGCGCTGACCTTCCAGGACGTCGACCGCATCGTGTCGATGCAGCGCGAGTCGCCGGTGGTGCTGCAGCCCATCAAGATCAAGGGCGACGACCGCGCGTGGAACGATCCGCTGTGGGCGCTGTTCGTGACCGAGCGCCAATGGCTGTACATGAAGTCGCGGACGAGCCAGACCGACTGGCGCCAGGCCATGCAAAACGCCTTCGAGCGCAAGTCCGCCGGCGTGAAGCACCCGCTGTTCGACAGCTACGAAACCCTGATGTGGAACGGCGTGCTGATCAAGCGCATGAACCGCTACGCGATCCGCTTCAACACCGGCTCGAACGTGGTCATCGACACCGGCGGCGCCGACGGCGGCACGTACACCGAGTCGACGGTGCAGACCGCGCAGCCGGTCGACCGCGCGATCCTGGTGGGCGCGCAGGCGCTGGCCAAGGCCTACGGCAAGTCGAACAGCGACTACTTCTACGACTGGTCGGAAGAAGAAGTCGACCACAAGAACTCCATCGAGATCGTGGTGGGTTCGATGAGCGGCACGGCGAAGATCCGTTTCAAGGTCGACGGCGTCGACACCGACCACGGCGTGGCGGTGATCGACTCGTACGCCCCGGACCCCGCCTCGGCCGCCGGTCGCACGCTGCTGGGCTCGTAATCGGGACATGACCAACGGGGCGGGCAGGGCGCCCGCCCCAACAGGAGAGAAATATGACCACCCTCAATGCTTCGACGTTGCGAGACGTGCAGTACTCGGGCGAGGCGCCGTTGGCGGCGGCGCACGGCAAATACACGCTGGCCGTCGCCCAGATCGGCGACAAGGTGCGCCTGAACCTGGTATCGGCCGGCACCAAGGTCGATCAGTCGCGCCTGATCAACGGCGCGCTCGGCGCGAGCACGACCATCTCGCTTGGCTACGAGTACGCGGACGGCTCCGGCGGCGATGCTACGGCGTTCTTCAACGCACAGGCTACCGCCTCGGCCGCGTCGACGATCTCGGCATCCAAGCCGGTCTTCATCCCCAAGGACGCCTACATCGTGGCCACCGTGGGCGGCGCGGTCGCATCCGGCGACATCGATACGGTTCTGTTCTACGAGCCGCGCGGCATCTAAGCACGCCGTCCGCATCGGCGCAGTCTGGAGCGGGGCGACACGCGCCGCCCCGTTTTCTTGACCTACCTTGAGGATCATCATGATCGGAATCGTGTATGTGGGACTGAAGCCCTGGGCGCGTGACAACGTGGCCGGCTCCGGGAAATCCTGGGCCGGCCGCGGCGACGTGCAGGAAGTCTCGGAAAACCAGGCCAAGGTGCTGCTGAAGTATCCGGACCAGTGGGGCCTGGAGAATCCGGAGGACGCGGATCAGCTTGGCGGCCCCGTGATGGTATCGGTCATCGACCCGACCACGGGCGAGAAGACCGAAGTTGCTCAGTCCAGCCTGGCGAAGCCGCTGGAGAAGATGAGCAAGGCCGAACTGGCCGCCTTCGGCGCAAAGATGAAGCTCTCGCTCGCGCCGACCCTGAGCAAGAAGCAGATGATCGACGCTATCGAAGAAGCCCAGAAGGGTCCCGAGCCGCTGCAACCCGGCGTCGCGCCGTAAGCCATGCCGACGGTTCAGCAGGTCATCAACAACGGGCGCGTGCCGCTGAATGATGCGGACAAGGACCGCTACTCGGACGCCGACATGCTCGGCTTCGTGAACGACGGCCTAGCCGAAATCTATGGCATGCGGCCGGACCTGCGCTTCGGGCGATTTAGCCAAGCGGTGCCCACGCTCGGGCTCTCCGACGACTTCCCGCTCTCGCCACAGCATGCGGTGGCGATGCAGCATTACTTGGTCTTCCGGGCCGAGATGAAAGACGACGAGCACGTCAACGCCAACCGCGAAGTCAAGGCCTACAAACTGTTCCAGACCCTGGTATCTGCCACATGACCAAGTACACCGACCTGTTCGATGAGGTCTTGCCGGAGGTGCCCGGGGTGCCGCAGGACCTGGCCGCCAACGCCATTCGCAATACGGTGATCGAGTTTTGCCAAGGCTCATGGTGCTGGCGCTACATCATGGATCCCGCGCCCGTTCTGGCCGGGCTGAACATCTACGAACTGGACCCGCCGCCGGGCGCGGAGGTTGCGCAGGTGCTGCTGGTCAGCGTAGACGGCAAGGAAATCCACCCCATCGGGCAATCGGACCTCGTGGCGCGCTTGCCGCTGTGGGCGACCGAGCGCGGCGAGGTGAAGTACTTCCTGACCGACGATCCGGCCCAGGTGATCCTGGCCCCCGTGCCGGTCCGGAAGATTGCCGGCGGCCTGGTTGTCACGGCGGCGTTGCAGCCCACGCGCGCCTCGACGACGTTCCCTACCTGGATCTGGTCGCGGTACTTCGATGCTCTGGCCGACGGCGCCAAGGCGCGGCTACTGGCGATGCCCAAGAAGCCGTGGACAAGCCCGGAGCTGTTCACGCTCTACCGCGGCCGCTTCGATGCGGCGATGGGTGGGGCCAAGGCGGAATCGCACCGCGGCCTGACGCGCGCACCGCAGCGCACCACGTCGTACCACTGATACCCGGCCGATGACGACGCTCTCGATCTCCCAATTTTCGGGCATCTTCCCGCGCGTACCCGATGCGCTTCTGCCGCAGATGGCTGCGACGGTGGCCGAGAACTGCGACTTCGGCTACGGGGAGTTGCGCGGGATGAAGGGTGGGGCGCTGATCACGCCGGTGAGCAACGCCGTCAAGAGCCTGTACACCGAGGATGGCGTCTCGTTCTACACCTGGGACGTGGACGTTGACGCCGTGCGCGCGCCGATGGCGAAGGATACCTATCGGCGGGTCTACTACACGACGCCGACCGATTTCCGGGTCACGAACAGCCTGGGCACGCGGCCGGATGGTGGGCCGCCGGGCTCGAGCTATCGCGTGGGTGTGCCGCAACCGACCGTCACCCCGACGTTCTCCGTCACGGGCACGCCGAGCAGCCTGTCGGAAATCAGCATTGCGGCCCGGTTCCACTATGAGTACGGCGGCGTCAAGTACCAAGAGCAGGACATCGGGCTCACGGTGGTGACGGATAAGCAGAAATGGACCTTCACGCCGCCGGCCAAGAATACGGGGGCGGCCTTCGGCCCAACTGATGAGTCCTTCGTCGCCACTGCCTACGGTTACATATTCCACAACACCGGCGGGCCGGACGGCAACCCGACGGATGACCTGATCTGGGTGGATCTGCCGGCTGGAACCAGAGTTATTGCATCGAGCGATACCACGCTGCGCAAGGTGGCGGATAACAGCTTGATCGAGAACGTCACCTACGTGAAGGACGACGCAGGCCGAGAGCACGAACTGCGGACCCTCTATTCGCTGACGCGGTATTCGTACCTGAACGACAACGCCAGCGCGGCCGGAAACCTCACGCCTGACCAGGCGTTCCCGGTGATTCGGCTGATCGGGACCAACACCAGCACGGGCGCTGCGGTCTTCGACATCTTCTCGTCGAACTCCAGCCTGACATCTTCCACCGCGGATTGGAGCGCGACGCTCACGCGCAACGACAATGCGGACAGCTATACCGTGGTGCTGGCCTCGAAGTCGGATGCGGCAGCTACCGAGACGCGGGCGTATGTCTACACCTACGTCAATACCTACGATGAGGAGGGCCCACCTTCTCCGGCCGGCGAACTGAGCCTGATCAACGGGCTGGCGGTCGACGTGACGGTGACGCGCGACACGCCGGCGGCGGACTATGCGCCGCTCAAGGAGATCCGGCTCTACCGCACCCAATACGGCAGTGATGTCATCGAGTACTTCTACGCCGGCTCGGTGCTGGTGCTCGGACAGCCTGGCAGCACGTTCGTCTTTCACGACGATGTGACGGCGGCTGGATTGAATGAGCCGCTGGCGTCGGACACCTACTATGCACCGGACCCGGGGCTGGTGGGGCTGATGACACTCAAGAACGGCATCCTGTGCGCATGGAAGGGCAACGAGCTGCATTTCTCGGAGCCGTACAAGCCCTGGGCTTGGCCGCCGGAATATGTGAAGGTGTTCCAGCACAACGTGGTCAACGGCGTGCCGTATGGCACGGGCCTGCTGCTGGTGACGACAACCGAGCCGGTGCTCATCTCGGGCACGACGCCGGGCGGCATGTCGGAACTGGACCTGAACGTGTCGCAGGCAGGGGTATCGAAGCACTCCATCGCGCTGGTGGACGGATTCCTTGCCTACGCCAGCCGCGACGGCATCGTCGTGATGCAGGGTGGACAGGCCTCGCTCACGCTTTCGCAGCAGTTCTTCACCCGCGATGTCTGGCGCGCGCGCTACGCCGCCCACCTCGGCGCCATGCGATTCTCGGTGTGGGATGGGCGCCTTGTGGTCTATGCGGACGATAGCTCCTTCCCGGCCTTCATGATCCGGCTGGACGAGGCCGCGGGCACGATGACCGACCTTCCAGGCTTTCAGGCGACGTGCTCATTCGCCAGCGACTTCGCTGATGGCGTCTACTGCGGGGTCGGGTCGAACCTGTACCTGTTCAACGCTGGGGCGCCGCTTGGCACCAACTGGCAGTCGCGCGAGATGGTGCTCCCGGAGCCCGTCAATTTCGGGTATGCCAAGGCGCTGTGCTCGGGGGCATGGTCGGTGGAATTCCATGCCTACGATGAGGTGACGGACGGCTGGGTGCTGCGCCACACGAAGGCGCTGACGCGCTCAGGAGGGTTCCGCCTCCCGGCCGGCTACAAGGCGCAGCGCTACAAGATCCGCATCTCCGGTACCGGGGAAGCGTTCAAAGACCTGCGCATCGGCACGAGTGCGCTGGCGCTCAAGGAGGTGTGAGGATGGCGTCGCCGCCCGTCCCCTCGATTCCGGAGAGCGCCCTCGGCAGCATCAACGACAAGAATGTCTATCTGGTGCTGCGGGCCATTGCCGACATCCTGAATGTCCGGAATGGCCAGACTGGAGACTCGGATTCGGCATTCGTCACCCGCGGCGAACTGGGCAGCGTGGCCAAGGCCGGCACCGGCGGTCTCTCGGCGGGCGGAGCGCGGCAGTCACAGGGCGGTACCTTCCCGGTGATCAAGCCGTCCGACATCGCGCGCGTGATCACCGACCTGCAAGCCCAGGTTATGGAGTCTCCGCTCTTCAAGGCACTTGGAGAGCGGATCGACCGCGTAGATGCACCGGGCACCGGGGTGATTGCCCAGCTGGACGAGGAGCGCACTGTTCGGTCCAATGCCGTTTCGTCGCTGGTACAGCTACTCACGACGCTGGAATCGACGGTCGGCGATCAGTCGGTGGCTCTGCAGGAAGAGGCTCAGACCCGCGCCGATGCCGACGGCAACATCATGGGCAAGTACTCGGTAAAGATCGATGCGAACGGGTATGTGTCGGGCTTCGGGCTGATCAGCACAGCCAACAACGGTACGCCATTCTCGGAATTCATCTTCCGGGCCGACCGCTTTGCCATCGGCTCGCCGACGGGGCCGGGGGTGCCAGTACGCATCCCGTTTATCGTGACGACCACCGCGCAGGTGGTCAACGGCTACACCGTGCCGCCGGGCGTCTACATCGATGCGGCGGCGATTGCCGTGGCATCCATCGGTGAAGCTCAGATCGATTTTGCCTCGATTCGGCAGGCCCACATTCAGAACGCAGCGATTGGGACCGCCCAAATTCAGGATGCGGCGATCACCAACGCCAAGATCGGCAACGCCGAGGTCGACACGCTTTCCATTCGCGGTGACGCGGTGACTGTACCGAGAGGCGCGCACGGCGGCTCCGGCTCGACCGGCGCCACCTTCGTGGTTGCCGCGTCCGTCGTGATGCCTGCCGGGCCCGCCGCCGCGATTATCTTCGGGGTCGTGAATGTGTGGGCAACGTCGGATTCCGGGTGCTCCATCCGAATTTGCCGGGACAGCACTGTGCTGGCCGAAGTCGGTGCGACGCTGGCGGTATCAGCGGGCATCACCACGCCTTCCCTGGCGGTGCCAATCTGTTGCTTTGACTCGTCGGCATCGGCAGGCGGGACCTACTCGATACAGGTTGGGAATGCGGTCCTCATCAACTGGTACTCGGCCGACATTGCCTTGCTTGGAGCCAAGCGGTGAAGATTGCCATCTACAGCAAGGCCACTGGCCGCGTTCGACAATTCACCTATTGCGGCGAAGACGAGGCAGCCCTCAACGCATTTGATGGGGAGGACTATCTCGAGGTGGATGCGATCCCGATGGGGGATTGGGAGGTCGTCGACGGGCAGCTGCGCCAAATTCCTGGCAAGCCGTCAGAATTTACCTATGACGTCATGCGCCGTGCCGAGTACCCAAAGGAAGGCGATCAGCTTGATGCCATCTGGAAGACGCTGGCCAAGCTCGATCCATCGCTGCTGGACCCCGAGACGCAATCGACGATGCAGCAAATCAATGCCGTCAAGGCGAAGCACCCCAAGCCGGACGACTCGAATTAGGGTGCGCGGGCTAGGATCAGGTATCGCCTAAACCAGCCAGCCCATGAAGCACTTCCAGCAAATCCATGCCGGCCTCGATGTCGCTCCGCTCCTGCTCGCGATCAAGCAGCATCCGGAACTGTGGGACCAATTCACGCCGAGGAAGATCGCGCCGGCGACGCCGCATGCAGCCATGTCGGACATCTGGGTGCGGTACAACGACATCCGGAAGTTTGCCGATGGCGACTTGACGCACTTCAACGACCCCCATTACCCGATCTGGTATCCGGCCTACGATGCGTTGCCACAACTCCGCCCGATCATCTTCGGGCTGATGGCGCGCGTCGAGGCGGTGCAGCTCGGGGGCGTGTTGATCACGAAGATCCCGCCCGGCGGACGCATCGAGCCGCATGTTGACCACGGCTGGCACGTCGAGCACTTCAACACGAAGCTCTACGTGGTGCTGCAATCGAACCCCGCGTGCTTCAATCGTGTCGAGGACGAGACGGTAAGCATGCAGGCCGGCGACGTGTTCTGGTTCGACAATACCGTCGATCACGAGGTATGGAACGACGGCGACGATGACCGTATCACCCTGATCGTTTGCACGAGGCGCGACCGATGATCGAAGGCATGATGCGCGAACTCGCGAAACGCGACCAGACCGACCTGCGCACGGTCCACCACTTCTCGAATGGGGTGTACGCCAAGCAGATGCACCTGCCCAAGGGGCACATGGCCATCTCGCACAAGCATGCCTACAGCCACCTGAGCATCCTCGCCGCCGGATCGGCGGTGGTGGCCACGGACGGGCGCAGCAGGCTGTTCCATGCGCCGGCCTGCATCGAGATCGAGGCGGGCGTCAACCACTCCATTACCGCCATCGAGGATGTGACATGGTTCTGCATCCATGCGACCGATGAAACCGATCCGGACAAGGTGGACCGGGTGCTGATCCAAGGAGATGAATCGTGCCGTGGGGAGTAGCTGCTGCTGTGGGTGGGGCGCTGGTGACTGGCGCGATGGCGGACGATGGCGGGGCCGTAGCGGCGAATGCTGCCTCGTCGGAAGCGACACGCATGCAGGCGCAAATCGCCAAGGATCAGTGGGATCGGTACAAGACCGTCTATGCGCCGCTGGAAGATTCAATGGTCAGCGCGGCCCAGAATTACGACTCCCCGGCTCAATACGAGCGGGCGGCCGGAGAGGCAGCGGGCACCGTCGCGCAGTCGTATGGCAAGGCTCGTGATCGGCTGACCCGCACGCCAGGACTTGACCCCACTTCGGCTGCGTATGCGTCGAGCGTGGCCGGACTGGACCGTGATCAAGCGGCAGCCGATGCCGTCGCCCAGAACGGTGCTCGCAAGCAGGTGCAAGACACCGCATGGGCTCGCAAGTCCGACATGCTGAGCCTCGGGAAGGGGTTGCCGGCCCAGGCGGCAACGGGGCTTGCTGCCGTGTCGCAGCAGAGCGCTAACCAAGCGAACACCGCATACAACCGCAGCATGAACGAAGCGGCCGGCCTGGGTGGCGCGACCCGGGACATCATCGGCGGCCTGTCGTCGGCATGGAACAGCGCCAACTCGCCGGGGTTGGGTAGCGGTACGTTCGGCGGCTCATCTTCTGGCTATGGCTTTGCCAGCGGCAACTATTCGGCGGGCAGCAATTTGCCGCTGTCCTTCGGGCTCTAAGGGGGTTCCATGTCGAAACTCGGACTTGGCCTTGCAGCCTATGGCGGATACCAGGCACGCGACCGCCAGATCAAGGCGGAGAACTACCAGGACCGCCAGCGCGACTACGGCACCGCCCAGATGGACGCGAATCAAGCAGGGCTAGGCGATGCCGCGGCGGCGCGAACCGCTGCAAACCAACTCAGCACGGCGCAGAGCACGGCGGAGCTGGGTCTTGTTCCGAAGCGTGCAGACTTGGCCAGCGCGCAACTCGGTTTCCAGCAGGAGACGCTGCCGCGCCAGCAGGAGACAGCCCGAAAGCAGGTCGACATGCAGGGCCAGCAGGCCGACCAGGACTATGCGATGTTCGGCCAGAAGCTGCGTCAGCAGCGCATCGAGGGCGCCATCACCAACCAAGCGGCGCAGACGATGGCGATGCACAAGCTGGTCGACGTGATCGACGCCGGCGCGCCGAGCCAGGTGCTGGACTACTTCAACTCCATCGTGAAGGCCGGCGCGCTGGGCGATCTGCCCGGCCCACTGGCGGATGACGTTCGTATAGTCAACGGTACGGATGGACAGCAGAAGATCGCCATCCTGTCCGGCGGCAAGCCCATCGTGGCCCTTGGCGCGGCCGACATGGACCGCATCCGCCAGATGGGCACGAAATACGATTACAAGGTGGTCGGCAAGAGCCTCGTCAAGACCGATGCGCGTGGCAATGCAACGCCGGTCTTCACCTCGCCGGAGGCGAACAAAGAAGGGGTCAACCGCGACCCGGCCGAGGTGGCCACCATGAAATACATGGTCGATTCAGGTATTGCGAAGAACCCCACGGACGCATTCAGCAAGATGCGCACGGCGCGCGGCAAGAGCAAGGCTGAATTCATCGCGGACATGATGAAGGGCTCCATGCTGCCCGGCATGGGCGAAGACAGGCTCCGCGAGCAGGAAGGCATCTTCGGCGGCATGTACGACCGCCTGAACGGTGGTGGCCGTGGGGCAGCCTCGAATTCCAACCCCGCCAATACACTCGACCCGAAGGTGCAATCACTCTTTGAATAGCGGGTAAAGCTCATGGCGCTCCAGGATTTCGGTAGTCTCTCCCTCACGAACTCACCGACTGGAGCGCAAGGCAAAGCGGGGGCTCCGCGCGCGGGCGGCAAGACGACGCCGCTGGATAGCGCCACCATCGACCGCATCATCGCGGAGGAGGGCGCAGACAATATCAAGCCGACAGCGCTGGGCATCTACGGCCAGGAGTCGACTGGCGGCACGAACGCCGTGCGCAGTATCGACGGCGCCGAGGGTGGCATGCAGGTCATGCCAGACACCTTCAAGCGGATCGCCAAGCCTGGCGAACGCATCGACAACCCCGAAGACAACTTCCGCGTCGGCGTCCGCTACCTCAAGCTTATGTCCGATCAGTTCGGCGTTGATCCGGCGCGCCTGGCTGTGGGCTACTTCTCCGGCGAGGGAAACGTCAACCCGAGCGGCGATACTCCCTACAAGGTCGACAAGAAGGACGGCAACGGCAAGTACGTGTCGTCCTACGTGCGCGATGTGTTGGCGCGTGTGGGCAACGCCGTGGTACCTGACGCAAAGGCGGCCGACGAGCCCAAGAGCAAGCCCATCGATCTCTCTGGCGTTCCCGCGTATCGCGATTTCATCGCGCAGCCGAAGTGGCAGGAATTGAATGATGAGCAGCGAGGGCGCGCGCGCGGGGCGTACTTCGACCGTTACCTAGCATCGCAACTCCCGGAGGGTCGCCGCACTGCGCAGCGTGAGGCATTCCTTGCGCGAGCCCAGAAATTCGAGGCGGATAACAAGCAGGCCGACACCTACGACCAGATCAAGACTGGGATTGCCGAGGTCGGTGGAGCAATCATGCGCTCCCTTGGCTCTGGTGCCGATAGTTCTGATGGTGCATCGGTAGATCCGGATGCCCTAACCGCGCCGACTGATGAATCGAGCAAGATCGGCGTTATGGGCTCGGTGCGCGCGCCGGAATCGGCGAGCACGTCGCGCGCCCCTGTTACCCAGGAATTCCGCGCCGAGTTTGGGCGTGCCTACGATGCCGCTACCCCCGAACAGCGCCAGCAGATGGCTCAAGACGGGGGGGTGGTGGGGCAACTCGCGCGGGAGCGCATGGGACTGGCTGACTCCCTCCCATCGGGTGCGCGGGCCGTAGTTGACCGCGCGCAGGCCCAATTGACACAGCCTGTCCCAGCCGGGACCATCGGCCCTATTCAAGGGCCGGCACCCACAACCGGCAGCGTGGCATCCGGTCTCGCTAATTCGCTCTATTCGGGGGCGGTCAAGACGCGAGCTGGCTTGCGGGCGGCCGTGGCGGATGCTGCAGGATCAAGGGAGGGACAGGAGGCGGCTCGCCGCGAGGTTGCTGGCGCCCAATTGCTGGACAGCACGACAACTCCTGCGTTTGAAAGCCCGACCGCTGCCGGCATCTATAGCGGTGCCGCCAGCACCCTGCAGAATATCCCAGCCGTCGCGGCCGCTATTGCGACAAGGAACCCAGCCATTGCCACCGGCACAATGGTCGCGCCGATGCTCCCGCAGCAGTATGGCGTCTATCGTGAGGCTGGCGCGACCCCGGCTCAGGCTGGTCTTGGGGCTGCTGCCTACGCCGCATCGGAGTACCTGACGGAACGCATGCCGATGGGTGTGCTGGTCAACAAGTTTGGCAGGGTTGGGGCAACCCGATTTATCGCTGACCTCTTGGCGAAGGAACTTCCCAGTGAACAGGTGGCAACGCTCGCTCAGGATGCTATCGATCAGGCGGTCACCCAGCCGGACAAGACTTGGGGGGAATACCTTCGGGAAAGGCCGGGGGCCGCCTACCAGACGCTGCTTGCTACGCTGACGCAAAGCGCATTGATGGGCGGGGCGAGTGCCGGCGTAAATGCAGTGAATCGCGCGGCTGAGCGCAATGCTGCGGAGGGTGCGCGCGACCAAGCCATGAACAAGGCGGCCGCGTTTGCCCAACCACTGAGGCCGAAACATGCCAGCACCGCCGCGGCCGAGCAGGTTGTGCGCGAGATGGCGGCGGAAGCTGGCATGGATACAGCCGATCTTCTGCCGGCGGAAGCGTCGCCGGCTGCCCAGCCCGCCCCGGCCGGCGCCGGCGAGGCTCCGGTGTCGGCGGAACCCAGCGCCGCAGCCGTTGCTGCGCCGCAAACCGCCGAGGCTGCGATGCCTGCGGCGCCGACAGTGGCGTCTCAGGCATCTGAATCCCCCGACATTGCCGAGATGTCGAATGCCATTCTCGCGGCCGAGGCCGCCCGTGGAGAACCGAATGGAAGCGCGAGTGCTGTGCCGGCCGAGCCTGTCGATCCACGAGGCGTTGCGCCGGATGCAGGAATGGGAGTTGATCTTGCCGCGGGACGTGCCGGATCTGTACAAGGCGGTGACGACGGACGAGCCAGTGCCGCTCCGGCTGGAGTTGCTGGTGCTGACGTTGTTTCTGGTGCAGACGGAGCCGCCGACGGACAGCCGGCACTGAGCGACCGCTATGCGCAAGCCGTGGATATCGTTCGTAAATCGCGGAGCCCGAGCGTAGCCGTCATTCAGCGCAACCTGCGGACGGATTACAGCACCGCCACTGGCATGCTGGCGCAGATGGAACGCGATGGCATTGTCACCGCACCAAATGAGCGCGGGGTGCGATCGGTGATCGAGCAGCATGCTCCGGCTGCCGTTCTGGACGCTTCCGCACACGAGGCCGCTACGTCGCCGCAGAACGACCTGCCAGAGCCGACGGATGCCCAGAAGCAGGCCGGCAACTACAAGATGGGGCACACCACGCTCCACGGACTCGACATCACCATCGAGAACCCGCGCGGATCGACCCGCAGCGGCACCGATGCCGGCGGGAAGGCATGGTCGGTGGAGATGGCGAACCACTATGGGTACTTGAAGCGCACCGAGGGTGCCGACGGCGACCATGTGGACGTGTTCATCGGACCCAAGCCCGAGAGCGGCAAGGTGTTCGTCGTCGACCAGATCGATCCGCGCACCGGCAATTTCGATGAGCATAAGGTGCTGCTCGGATTTTCGTCGATGACAGGGGCGCGCGCCGGGTATCTCGCCAATTACGAACAGGGCTGGAAGGGCGCCGGCGCCATCACGCCCATGAGCATGGATCAATTCAAATCCTGGCTCAAGGAAGGCGATACCACCAAGCCACTGAATCCCAAGGTGGGTAAGCCGAAGACGGAGAAACAGGCCAGTGCGGCGCGTGCGCAAGCAAGGAAAGTCGAGACGCCCGCAACATCGGCGGTCGAGCGGCAGAAGCCCAAGACCGAGAGGCAACTGAAGGCTGAGCGAGCATATGCCGCCCTCCTTCGGGAAAGCGAGAGGGCACGTGCCGCAGGGGATACGGAGAAGCTCGGTCTTCTGGCCGAGGATCTCGCAAAGGGGCTTGAGGAACGGAACGGCGCACGCGCTGAAGCCATGAGCGAGGAATTCAGGCGAAAGGTGGAGAGGCAGGGGAATTCCGCTAAGGACAAGCCCAAGACCGAGAAGCAGGCGCGCATCGCGCGCGCGGAGGCAGGCCCGGTAGAGAGTGGAGGCAAGCCTGAAGAATCGCCGATTCTCAAGCGAACCGCCCGCCCTGGACGGATGGCCGCGGACAATCTGCGCGCCAAGTTCACTCCCATCATCAAGCAATGGACGAACGGACCCAAGGGCGGCGTCGAGATCGTCCAGTCGGTCGATGATCTACCTGGGGATCTTGTGGACTCCCTGCGCGCGTCTGGGGCTGGCGGGGACGTGCAGGGCTTCCTCCTCCCCAAGTCAAATAAGGTCTACCTAATCGCGGATAACCTGCCTAGCACTAAGCGCGCGCAAGAGGTGCTTTTTCACGAGGTCTATGGGCACAAGGGTCTGCGATCAATTCTGTCTGGTGAGCAGTATGTATCAATGATGGACCGCATCCGTCGCGCCAATCCGAAGATTGCCGAAGCGGCAGATACTTGGTTTGCTCAGTTCGGTGGAGACGCACTCCGCGCAAACATGGCTACCGGGCAGGCATATGACGAGGCGCACCACAATGCTGAGCTATTGGCCGTAGAAGAGGCGCTGGCCGACATGGCGGCCACCGTGCCGGTAGCAGGGCCGGTGCGCAAGTTGCTCGCGGCTCTGCAGGCCGGTCTGCGAAAGATCGGCCTGCATGCCGTTGCCGACTGGATGGAGGGTAAGAGCGAGGCGGAGACGTTCGCGCTGCTGCGCGACGCGCGCGCGGCAGTGTTCGGCGTTACCCGCAGTGGGAAGATGCATGTTCTCTCCGACCGCGGTGCGATGGCGCTCTCGCGGAAGGATTCGGCGGCGGCAGATGACTATCGCTTCGCCACCGAGGTGATGACGGAACTTGCGGCACATGACGAACTGTTCAAGTGGCCACCGAGTGGCGCCCATACCTTGGATGGAGTCTTGGCAGATATTGACCCTACGATCAAGGTCGTGGGCGATGCAACGCGCGAGGACGAGCGCGATGAATCCGGTGCGGAGCGCCGCACGCTCGTGCGCACCAGCAACGACCAGGATGCCTACGTCTTCGAGCGCGGCCGCGATGTGTGGCTTGATGTGAGCCGGCTGGACCCCGGTAGCGGTGGCGATGCCATCTACCAGGCGGTCGCCAACTACGCTCTGAACGCGCGCAAGCGGTTCATCGGCGATCCTGCTGGCCTGAGCCCGGCCGCCATCGTGCGCCGGACCTATCACATGCTCGGCTCGGCGCTGCGCTTCGGCACCACCGAACATTTCCAGCCGGCGCCAGAGCAGATCAAAGGCTTGCCGGACCAGGGCATTCCTCCGCTAGAATGGAGGGGCAGCGACGCGGACAAGTTGGCCGCACTCGCAAAGAACTTTGCCGATACCCTCCACCACCTCAACCCCGAACTGCGCAATGTCCGATACGATTTTGACCGAGCTAAATTCTTTGACGGCAACGTCGAAGTGGCTCGAGGCGATCTCCCGGCGCTTGCCCCCCGAGGAAGTGGTGCGGCGCGCGCAGGGAGCCGAACGGTTGCGGCAAGCGTTGTGCTCGCAAGCCTGGCACGCGCAACGAGCAGCCAAAAATCCGGACTACTGGCACGAGCTTTACGACAGTCGGGTCAACTGGTAGCCGGGGGGCTCGGCCCGCTCTTCAGCCGCTCGACCGGCGCGCGCTGGCAGGCGCCTGACCCGACTCGGATGGATCGCCTGATCTACGAACTGCAGGACAGGCAGATCGATCTGAGGCGCGTGCAGACCGCCATTCGCGAGCAGGTCGGGAGCATCCCGGAATCGTTCGACGCCTACCAGAAGGAAGAGTCCTACCACGGGCGCGTCGCGGCACGCACCGCCCAATTTCTCCAGCGCGAACTGCGTCCCCTCATCGAGGACTTGCGCGTGCGCAAGATCAGCATGGAGGAGCTGGAGGCCTTCTTGTGGGCTCGCCACGCCCGTGAGCGCAATGCCCAGATCGCCAGCATCAACCCCGACTTCCCGGACGGCGGATCAGGCCTGACCGACCGACAGGCAGCCAGTTATTTCGCTGGCGCAGACGTGAAGGACTCCGCCGGCGAGATCATCATCAAGGGTATGGACAAGGCCAAACTGGCCGATCTCAAGGCGCTGGCCGCGCGCGTCGATACCATGAATGCCGGCACGCAGCAGGTACTGATCCAGTACGGCCTGGAGAACCCCGATACCATCCAGGCATGGTCCAGAACGTACAAGCACTACGTGCCGCTCAAGCGCGAGGACATGGACGGGGTCACGCCAATCGGGCAGGGCTTTTCCGTCAAGGGCTCGGCCAGCAAGCGAGCAATGGGTTCCGGCCGTAGGGTGGCCGACATCCTCGCGAACGTCGCGCTCGCGCGCGAGGCGGCGATTACTCGCGGCGAGAAGAACCGCGTCACGCTGGCGCTCTACGGCCTGGCCCTGACCAACGTCAATCCGGGATTCTGGACCACGGACAAGCCGCCCACGGTGCAGAAGATTCATCCGACGACCGGCAAGGTCATCAAGATCCCTGACCCATCCTACCTGAGCCGGGATAACGTCATCGTGCTGCGCGTGCGGGGCGAAGATCGCTCGATTGCCTTCAATGAGAAGGACCCACGCGCGATGCGCATTGCGTCCTCGCTCAAGAACCTGGACGTCCAGCCCTTTGGCGAAATCATGGGCGCAGTTGCCCGGACCACGCGCTACCTGGCAGCCATCAACACCCAATATAACCCGGTCTTCGGTTTGCTCAATGCGGTGCGCGATGTCCAGGGAGCTGCGCTCAACCTGACCACGACGCCCATTTCCGACAAGCGATCCTTCGTATTGCTCAATGCGCCCGCCGCCATGCGGGCCATCTGGCAGGTGGAGCGGCACGACAACAGCGCAAGCCCGTGGGCCAAACTGTACGAGCAGCTTCAACTTGCCGGCGGTACCACGGGGTACCGGGAAATCTTCCGCACAGGCAAGGACAAGGCTGAGTCCCTGCAGAAGGAAATCGATTCCCTGGATCGCGGCGCACCGCGCAAGGCTCTCGACTACACGCTGAACTGGCTAGACCACTACAACACGGCAATCGAAAATGCGATCCGGCTTACTGCCTTCAAGGCGGCTCTCGACAAGGGCCTGAGCGAGGAGCGCGCGGGCAGCGTTGCGAAGAACCTGACGGTCAACTTCAATCGGCGCGGGCGCATGGGCCGGGAGCTTGGCTCGCTGTACGCCTTCTTCAACGCGGCAGTGCAGGGCACCGCCCGGATGATGGAAACGCTGGACCCGCACACACGCCACGGCAAGGCGATCATCGTGGGCGGCGTATTGTTCGGCGTCATCCAGGCGCTGGTCGCCGCGGCCGCGATGGATGAGGACGACTGGGACGCCATCCCGGAATTCACGAAGCAGCGCAATTTCATCATCCCGATGGGCAAGTCCTACGCGATGATCCCGATGCCGCTGGGCTTCAACGTGCTACCGAACATCGGCCGCATCCTGACGGAGGCTGTCAGGACAGGTGGCGAGAAGTGGCGCAAGCAGTTGCCCGACCTGCTGGGCGTGCTGCTGGACAACGCCAACCCACTGGGCTCCGGCACCTTCGCGCAGATCCTGGCGCCGACTGTTGCCGACCCCATTGTCGCCCTGGCCGAGAACAAGGACTTCACCGGGAAGGCGATTTTCAAGGAAGACCAGAATGCCATGCGCCCGAAGCCCGGCTTCCAGCGCGCCAAGGACACGGCCAGCACGGTATCGAAGGGCATCGCCTTCGGCGCGAACTGGGCCACGGGTGGAACCGCCTATACCCCCGGGCTGGTGTCTCCTACCCCAGATCAGCTTGACTACATCTTCGGCACCGTCACCGGCGGCCTCGGACGAGAGGTGAACAAGGTCTACCAGACGACTGAACTGATGGTGAAGGGAAAGGATGTCCCCGAGTACAAAAAGCCAATCATCGGACGCTTTTATGGCGACTTCGAGGGCGACGCCGATACCGCGGGCCGGTACTGGAATGTGGTGCGCGAGGTCAATGAGAAGCGCAACGAGTTTTCTGGCCGCATCAAGGATGGCGGCGATGCTGCCGGCTACCTGGCCAAGCATCCTGAGTTGCAGTTGTCGAAGGCTATCGACAAGTCCCAGCAAGCGATCAGCAAACTGCGCAAAACCAAGGATCAGATCGAGCAGGCGCCCGGCATGAAAGAGGCAGACCGGACGGCGGCGATGGATGCAGTCGACAAGCAGACGACCGCGGTCATGGAGTCGATCATCGATCTGGAGAAGAAGATCAAGTCAAAGTGAGGTAGTTGGTGGTCCCCATCCAGCAAGCGTGATTGTGGTTACAAAACCATCTATGCGTGCGGCGCGGGAAAGGTCTACGATTTATACCAAGTTTCGAGTGCCCTCAGTTTCGAAGTTGGTCAACCTGCTCTTAGCATTCGCAGTTATTTGACTATCCTCGTAGTAAGGGTCGTGCTTGGCACGAAACGAGGTGAGCCCCTGAGTGTTGGAGCACCCAGGGGCCCGTAGCGCAATCGGCCTAAAGGAAACCAATGTCAGCGCTAAGCGTGATCATGTTGGCCATGATCAAGGTATGCGAAGCTGTTCTGTTGATACTCACAATTCTGTAAGGGAGCATCCGAGCCAGCCACTGCCGAGAGGCGGTGGCTCTTCGCACGATCTCATTCTTGGGCAGCGCCACGCTGAGGTCAAGAGTAATCGCATTTCGTTACTGGTGCGCATCGGACCGCGCCTTCTTTGTGGGTAGTCCGCAGGGTGCATGCCATCCGGCAGCGTCCCGTGCCTCCACCTAGGCGGCATTGAAAAAATCGTCAAGTTCCACCGGCATGCCGCCCGGCTCATCCTGCAGCAGGCATGGCTCGCCCTTCAATTCGCGTTCCATCGCGTCAATGATATGGGGCAGCAGTCGTCTCGTGATCGGATCGTTCTGCACGACGCAGGAGTACAGTTGACTACCGCGGCGGACGAGCGCGCGCAGGCGCGCCACCTCCCAAAGCAACGCACGCACTTCGGGGGAAGAGTTGCTCTTGAGCATAGCGCGCAACTCGGCCGCCGTCAGTGGCTTCCGGAAAGCCTTTGCTGGGCGCTTCTGTTCCTGCTCGTTCATCTTGCCATCGAGGACAGCCTGCGCCCAGACTCTGTTGTTGCCGCGAGGGTGCATGGCATTAGCTAGATACTGTATGGATATACAGTATAGCAAGCCCCATCCGGAACGGGCGGTACAATGGCGCGGCTGGGTGTGCGAGTCCGCTCCAGCCCGGCACACAGTCAATGATAGCTACACCATTTCCGCACCAAACTCTCATATCAATTTGATTTTAAATGAAATGAGAGTCCCCTCCCTCGCACCACCACCCATTCCGATGTAAACCACACTAAACCGCAAGACCCCCAATCTGGCGACCTGCTTCGGTTCGTCGGCCGTGCAGGGCGATCCGATGCGTCAGGCTTCGTGGGCCAGCGCCGCCAGTGCCGCCCGGGCGATGAAGCCGCTGCGGGTTTCATGGCGCTTCTCGACGTAGGTGTCGATCTTGTGCAGCACGAAGCGCGGCAGACTGATGTTGATGCGTTCCGGCTTGGAGTCCAGCTTGGTCACGTCAACATCGGCCAGCGCCCATACTGCGCCCGCGAACTCTTCTCTGGCCGCGAGTTCTTCGATGGACGAGCAAACGAAGTTCACCTCCTCGCCCAGCTCGACCATCGTCTCGATGTGGCTGCCGATGGCCTCTCTTGCGTTTCTGATGGCGTCCTCGATGGTGTCGCCGTAGGAGTAGCAGCCCGGCACGTCCGGAATGGTCACTCCATAGACGCTCCCATCGTCCTTATGGATTGCGATGGGAAATTCCATGTCGATACTCCTTTCTGTTGCGTTCCGACTGACCCGCGAGCCGTATTTCCGGGGGAAGAATCACCGGCCTACAGGCCGGCGGTCTTCAGGATGTTGCGCACCGTCCCGAGTGGCAGATTTTTTTTCGGGTGCGGCACCGTGACCAGGAGTGGCTTCGTGGGGTGTTTGAAGTGGTGATGGCTGTCTTTGGTGCGAACCATTTTCCACCCGTCTTGCTCGAGCAT